GCCATCTCAATCGTGGTGACATTCGAAGGGCTTTCAAACGTGACTCCAACCAGAGTCGTGTTATTTACGAATGCACCAGCACCGATGGCCGTTACGGGTACTCCACCGAGCATTCTAGGAATCTCCACTGTGGTAGCCGTTCCCGTATATCCCGTAATCGTCCCATTGCTGAAAGTGAAGAAGGATTCAGGTGCGTAAATGACATTGGATGGTCTAGTAACCATAGGTTGAGTCGTCTTGTAATAGATAGTTACGGTTACATTTGAAAGATTTTGAAACGTACTGGTAAAGAAGGTAGGATTCGGGTCGGGTAAAACATAGGAGGGAACACGACAATTTAAAAATGCACTACTGCCAATGGAGGTGACTTTAGGGAACAAGACGGAGGTCAATCCAATACAACCCTGGAATGCTTGATCCTCAATTGTGAGGACGGAAGGCAACGAGATGGTTGTCAAACTCGTACAATTCTGGAATGCTTGTCGCTTAATGGTGAGTACGGAAGCTGGAACCGTGATGGAGGCCAAATTGCTACAAATCTGGAATGCAGCCATCTCAATCGTGGTGACATTCGAAGGGCTTTCAAACGTGACTCCAACCAGAGTCGTGTTATTTACGAATGCACCAGCACCGATGGCCGTTACGGGTACTCCACCGAGCATTCTAGGAATCTCCAGAGTGGTAGCCGTTCCCGTATAACTGGATAACTCGCATTCAGTTCCGTTGTTCGTGAGTGTGAAATTCATACATTAGGAGGATATTTTTTCTAAACGCAGCCTTTCCAACATTTGGACGGTCAAATTCATTTCCACGTCCATTTCTGTTTTCAGTGAAAGATGCCAGACAATCAGTTTCCGCAACTAAAACTGATAATACTGAATGTGTGAATTAAAGACAAATCGACTAGAGAGTATGCGACTTGTATCGGTCCTTGTGTGTGTCCATGTTCCATTTTTTTGCAGACACAATTTAATCCTGTGTAAAAAATACAACCGTCACGCTATGGAATGTGGAAAAGAAGCTCACTTTAGGTCTTTTTCTATGGACCTTGATTGTATATAATCGATAAAATTTAAACGCTCACCTCATTATGAATAGGTAACGTAACGACGAACAGTTACAAAAATGAGTGCAAAAGTGACAGGCAAATACACCTTTGTATTTGTAGATCCATCTAATGCTGATTCGTACGCCAAGAGATTGGGTGATACGTGGCCCGGGCTAGTGTACGCCGAGAAACTGAAGACTGATTCGCACGACGCTGAATTGTACGCCGCACATATAATCGCATACTGGGAACTCAATAAGGAAAGAGACGCCAAGATCTTTGGACCAGGTTATGACGACGATGGCAATATAATCAAGACAGGTTTTGACCATCTGATTTATCTAATCAAAGACTTCGAACTACACCCCTATGTGGGTGTGAGTTGTGACTTTGACGATGAAGTATTCGAGTTGCTCAAGAAGATGCTAGACGTCGAGGATGATATTGAAAAACTGACGTCTATCATGGACGAAGTCCGTCACTTTATCTTCGAAGCTGAGAGCAATGACTGGAAGGAGGATTGGTAGAGCTAGACTCTTTTTTTAAACAAAAAAGGATACAAGAATGTAAACACGACCACGCTTAACACAACCACATCCACCGTTCGTATGAATTTCTGCGTTTTGAGAGGAAGTTCCTCGTACCCCGCGGCATATTCGGGAGGCTTAAACGATTTGGTCATCCATCCCAACAACGTTGGCTTCAATCGGTCGTTGCAATCGTACAGGACATCGTACCACGCCATCGCAATGTACGCAGATACGCTTAGCAAAAAGCTCATTACCAAATTGTGGGCCACGGTCTTGGGATGCGGCAACCAATAGACCGCCACCAGTGAAAGCGAAAACACAAGACATTTCAAGTTTAGAGAAAGTGGCATTCCAAACAATCCTCCTCCCATACCTTTTGCATTATAAAAAAGGTTCCCACCTTAGCGTGGGACGAAAACCAAATCCACCGAGTCGATCCATCTGCTGACAGCATCAGCGACTCGTTTGTGTTCGTCCGGTGCGAGAAGTTTATTAGCATTAACGGCTAGTCGTGCTTCTTCTTCGGCATTGTATTCATCTCTGAACACCTTGGCGGTTGAATTTTCAGGAGTAATGACCTCCACGGTGACGACTAACTTATTCTTTGCAGACATTGGTTTTTTTTCTGATAAGTCACTGTAATATAACTCATTTAAATTTTATTTTACGTTTGAAAAGAGTTTAGTTTTGGAGATGTGACCTTGCAACATCGCAACTGAAACTTGAGAATTATTGAATTAAAGGCAAATCGGATAAAGTATGAGATTTTTTCCTGTGCGCACATTGTTCTCATTCTGCTTAGCAAAAAGCTCACCAAGTTGTGGGCCGCTCTTGGGAAGCGGCAACCAATACACCTCCACCAGTGAACGCGAAAACACACGACATTTCAAGTTTAGAGAGTGGCATTCCGAACAATCCTACCTTTTGTAAAAAAAAGTTTCCCACCTTAGCGTGGGAATTCGGACTCACATTTCCTCATCCTTTCTTCCTCGAACCACTTCTTCATGCAGCGCTTGTAGACTTCCGGTTTTCTCGATGCGTAGCTTTCTTCTTGATGATGCAGGATTGCATCCAAACACTCATTCTCGAGATCTTGTTCTTCCTTGGCAGCTCGTTCGGCTTCCTTGGCGGCTTCTCGGGCAGAGAATTCCTCCAAGGCCTTCTGCATCCCTTCTGGGGTGCCGTATAGCACGACGGTGAGTTTGTTGTTGGGGTAGTAGGTAGTTGACATTATGTGAACTTTGTACTGTCCATTCATTGGATAAATCGTTTCAATTTATTCTAAATCGTTGTCTTCAAGACACATAAAGCGAACTCTAGAGTTTACTACGTAATGGCCTTGACTCAGGAATATTTCCACCTGCTGAACCAATATCAACAAGAGTATGGTACGAATACGATACTCTTGATGCAAGTGGGTTCTTTTTTTGAAGTCTATGCCAAAGACTTGAGTGCCAACATCCAGTCTTTTTCTAAATTGTGCGATTTAAATGTCGTGGAAAAAGACAAGACCAAAATTTGGATGGCGGGATTTAAAGATATCCAACTTGAACGCTACTTGAAAAAGATTCAAGAAGGCGGATTTACGGCCGTGGTCTATACGCAAGACGACACCAAAAACCGTACACTTGCCGGCATCTTTTCACCCGGCACCTATTTTTCCGATTCCCCTCGCTTGTCGAATTCCATCACTTGTATTTGGGTAGAAGTGATTGAACAAAAAGTGGTGAACAAGGGAAACTATACGGTCATTGGGATTGCCAACATTGACATTTATACGGGCAAAACGGGCGTATTTCAGTACAAGGAAGAGCGAAACACCACGTACGATCAATTGGAACGATTCTTGTCCATTACGCGCCCCAGTGAAGTCCTCTTGATTTCCAACCAAGACATGGATCCCATCATTCGTTATGCAGGCATCGAATGCACCCTTCTTCACAAGATTCATACGGAAGACCCCACGTACAAGAAACGCCTCGTCAATTGCGAAAAGCAAACTTACCAAAAGGAAATCCTTTCTCGGTTTTACACCCACATCGAACCGTTTTACGACTATACCCTTGCAACGCAAGCCTTTTGTTATTTACTGGATTTTGTCTACCAACACAATCCTTACTTGGTACATAAATTGGCAGAACCCGAATGGAAAACCGAGGGTTTGGTTCTTGCCAACCATTCCTTAAAACAGCTCAACCTCCTAGATGATGGGTCGGTGAAATCGGGCAAACATTCGTGCGTCACCAATCTGCTGAACGAATGCGTGACGCCGATGGGAAAACGACGCTTTACAGAATTGTTGTTGCATCCCATTTGTGACGAACACGTGCTTCAAAAGGAATACGACATGACCGAGTATATGTTGGACCATCCACACGAATGGTCGGAGTTGAGTCACATCAAAGATTTGACCAAATGGGAAAGACAAGTGTATCTGAACAAGACGACCCCCCTCTCGTTTGTCCAGTTGTACGACCAATTGCACGCCGTGAAACGACTCTATGCCTCGTGCGAAGACCACGTGCGAACGTATCTAAAAGTGAAAGACGTGGACGTGTGTTGCGACACCCTCCAAGCATTCATTTGCATCCATCTGAATGTGGAAGTGGCCAGAGAGGATTCGTTCGACGTGAACATTATGCGCCGAGGCATTGACGAAGCGTTGGACCAACAGTACGATCGGTGGCTAGAGACTGAAGAGAAAATCAAATCCATTCAAGTCTATTTGAATGGATTAATTGAATGGAAAGAAAAGAAGAATACGGATTACCTCAAATGGCACGAAACAGAAAAACATCAATTGGGACTGATTTCTACGAAACGACGATGTAAATTGTTGCTAGATGCAATGCCTACTACCACGGTCACCCTTCGGGCTTGTGGAAAGCCGTTTGCATACACCGTGGATAAAAGCCAAGTGTCGTTTGAAGCGCAAAGTGCCACCAACTCGTTTGTCGTGGAACCCCAACTCCAAGCGTTGTGCACTTCGTGGACCACCCTAAAACATTCGATGAAAGACTTGGTGGCTTGTGCGTTTGGACGGTTCGTGAAACAATTTGAAACGCTCCAACCTCAATTGGAAACGGTCATTCAATGTGTCACGTTGATGGACGTGATTCATACCAAAGCGTCCATTGCGAAAAAGTACAAGTACTGCAAACCCGTGTTGGTTGACTCGGAGAAATCGTTTGTCGATGCGAAACAATTGCGCCATGCCTTGATTGAACAATTTCAAACGAGCGAATTGTATGTAGCCAACGACGTGGCGTTGGGTCGAGAATCGTGGTTGTTGTACGGAACCAATGCGGTAGGCAAGACAAGTCTGATTCGAGCGTTGGGGATTGCCGTCATTATGGCGCAAGCCGGACTCTATGTGCCGTGCACGACCTTTTCCTACAAACCGTACCGAACCTTGTTTACCCGTATTTTGGGCAACGACAATTTGTTCAAAGGATTATCCACGTTTGCGGTGGAAATGTCGGAGTTGCGCACCATTTTAAACATGAGCAATGCGAACAGTTTGATTTTAGGAGATGAGTTGTGTTCAGGTACCGAAACGCAAAGTGCCATTAGTATTTTTGTTGCAGGTATTCAACATTTACATCAACGAAAAAGTAGTTTTTTATTTGCTACACATTTGCACGAAATTACCGAATACGAAGAAATCACTTCCTTGAATACGGTGAAGATGAAGCATATGGCCGTGGTGTACAACCCAGAGACGGGACTGGTGTACGACCGAAAGTTGAAGGATGGATCTGGAGACACCATGTATGGATTGGAAGTGTGCAAATCCCTGCAATTGCCTGCGGACTTTATGGAAGCTGCTTACAACATTCGAAGCAAGTACCATTCTACGAGTTTGTTGAATCTGAAAACCTCGCGTTACAACGTACATAAATTGGTGGGACGATGTGAAAAATGTGGAGGAACAGGACAAGAGGTCCATCACATTCATTTCCAAAAAGAAGCTGTGGAAGGATTTATTCAAACCCAAGCCTCGGTATTTCACAAGAATCATTTGGCCAATTTAATGACGGTGTGTGAACGATGTCATGATGAAATCCATCTAAGGTGATTGTCTCAAGGAATGATAGACGCCATACGAAACAAACATCAACACAAAGAATGCACAGATTCTTGAACATGCAGATTTTCGAACGATTTGAACTCGTTGAACGATTTGAATTTCTGGGTCAAAGACGTAATTGCAGATGGGACATCGGATGATTCGTTTGTGACACCCGGAACATACTTTATGAGCACAAGGGAAAAAGACAAAGTCGGTCGTTTCATCAAAACAAATGAGACATTCCTCCATACCTAAACGGAATTTTTAAATCTACGGTGCATTAACACGTATACACGATAAATTAATATAGAGATTAATAATGTACACTCGAAAACGGCGAAAGACCAAACGAGGAGGATTAGGCGCGGAAGTCTATATGATGACCGGAATTATCATAGCCTTGAATGGAATGATGAGTTCGTTTGGTTCGACCTTTACAGATGCGTGCGCCGATAAATTACCTCAGGCACTTGATGCAAATGTCCAGCGTACCTCGCCAACGTAAACAAGAAATCCGACAATCGATTGATGTACACATAACACGCTGGTTCCAAGACCCATTCATTGCTTTTCAGAGCGACCATCCGTCGTTCTACGCGTCGACATACCGTTCGAGCCTTGTGGATAAACGCCATGGTTAGATTGCCGCCGGGTAAAATGAAGTTGGTCAATTTCGGTAATGGAACTGTCATTTCGTCGATGGCCAGTTCCAATTCATGGGTCAATGCACCCGTTTCATCAAACGTCAACTTTTTCTTTTCCGGGTGATTTGGATGAGCAATCAATGCTCCCAAATCAAACAACGAAGATTGGGTTCGCTGCACCAACGAGACGATTGTGCCGAACGATTCGTCGAGGGAAGCCAGGACACAACCCAAGTCAGCATTTAATTCGTCCAATTCCCCAATACATTCCAACAAGAGGTGGTCTTTGGTCACTTTAGAACCATCGTACAAGGAGGTGTTGCCTTGGTCCCCCGTCTTTGTATAAATCTTCATACCTGTATACGACAACATCTGTTTATGTTAAAAAAATATCGCTAATGTATATGCCCATAGCGATGATTCCAACTAAACTGGCGTATTCTTCCTTGGACAACCTTACTCTTCAGGGTATGACGCCTGGTAAATCTGTTTTTCTCATCGTAGTTCCCGTTTCTCGTCCACGCCATTATTACAATTTTGGAAAAATCACGACGATTGCGTTCAGATACGTGAAGACTCTCATCAGTATGTTCGATTCTACCAAGAAATCCATAACCGAATTTTACGGAGAAAATTGTTACCTGATGTGTGATGGAGCCATTTCTGGTATGTTTATAATGAATGGTATTACGATGCAGCCGTTTCAATCCTCCTATCAATATAACAATACCATTGATCTATCCAATCACGCGGACAAGCCGGTTTATTTGGTAACCCCAAGTCCTACGGATCCCATGCGTTATTCTTATTCTTTCGGGAGAACTACAAATGTCCGATTAAGTAATGTTAGACAAATGACGAATGTTTCAGATAAAAGCAAAAAAACAATTCATGAATTTAAGGGAGACCCTTTCTATCTTGTATGCAATGGAGTCGTCTCCAGTAAGTTTACAATTACAGGAATTACATTGGACAGTGATTCCTATTATGCGGTAGATTCCATTACTCTTTCAGGCTTTACACCAGAGACTACCGTATATTTGGTAACCCCCTCGAGTACGGGTATCCGTTATTCTTATAGTTTTGGTGCAACTACCCAAATTGATCTCATTAAGGCGAATACATTGAGTTGCAGTGACGGAGTTAGTCCCAAGAAACCCTTGAATACTTTTTATGGTGATCCGTTTTATTTGATGTACCAAGGTACGTTAACAGACCGATTTACGATTCGTGATTTATTTAACATGACACCCTATAAAAAAAACTATTTGCCTACCGATACCATTGCTCTATCTGGATTTACTCCCGATGCCACCATTTATTTAGTCACCCCAAACAATACGGATAGCAACCGTTATTCTTATAATTTTGGTGCGATCACCACCATTGACCTCAATCTTGTGAGTAGCCTACGTTGCAATGACGGAATTAGCTCCAATCAACCCTTGAGTTACTTTTATAATCAACCATTTTACCTGATGTATAAAGGCGTGTTAACGAAAGAATTTACCATTACCGACGAATCAAGTATCTCCGTTCAATGGCACACGGTCTATCAGGACAATATGGCCTTGATGAAAGCCGGTTTGTACAATTTGGACTATGTGTACGCCTATTCATCCCGTCCCGAAGATATATCTACAGACTCTGCAACAGATAACTGCAATTCCCTACCCCCTTTAAAAGTTCCGCCTGAATCACAATCCAGTGAGACGACCCCTATTGTCTTGAAGATCAATCAGAATGAGCTACAGTATAACTCATTGACAGGAAATCTTGGTATCAACAATGGAGAGTATTGGTTGAATCTGTCCGATGTCATCCGTGTGGACAGTCCCTATTTTACTTTTAGTGGTGGAGACCAACAACCGGTCGATGTAGTTATCCCTACTCAGATATCTACCGCGGATAATACACTCACCGTGATCAACTACATTGGTGATAAATGCAACTATATCGCAACCTGTAAAATTCTAGCGGTTATTCCAAACTTTGACAATTATTATTATTACGTAGACATTGTATGTGAACGACCCACCTATGTAGGTACTGCTCCTAACGGGGATCCTTATCCAGGTGTAAATGAAACGAAATTGTATACAAACGGTACGGAGGACGCTAAAAATGCGGGTGTATTGTTTGAAACGCCGACAACGGATGATGGATTCGGATTTTACGTACTGAATACAACCACCTATCTACAGCATCCAATTGGAGGTACAATGTACAATACAATTGATACGCTAAATACAAATTTGGTGTTTCGAATGCAATCCAAACCGACGGATGGTACGAATCTATATGTAGGCCAAAATATTAATCTGCAATGGGGTGGACTTGGTACAAGCAGTGTAGACGTTCACGTACAACAACACAATGTAACGGGTAAATGTTTAATGTTGGTCAATGTACCCATTGAGAAAGCTCCAATCTCGATACCGATTTACCAAGACATTTATGAGGGCAATACGTTGATAGAAACCCAACTATCCAATGTTTTCGTGAATTCATCCAATTGTGAATTTATAGACCCCTACAACCCACCGGCGAAATCCCTCCAAGAGATGAACTATGGAGATTTGTCTTCTTTATCCAAAGCAGCCTATTATTTGCCAACCATGATCCCCGGCGGAGATTATATGAATGTGAATACGGACGGTACTTTGTCCGTGTCGTTTATGAATGGTTCTGAACCTAAAATGACGGCGGACCGTTGTCGTCAACCTTGGAGGTTATCTCATTATGTACGAAGTAACGCCGGGGACGCCGGCGTCTTAAAAATTGCCTACAATACGGCCGCCGCATTGGTCTATGGTGCTCAACAAGATTCTTATTATGTGGATCAGTCTAAACCTGGACGCCTCACCTTGAATGTCAACATCTGGAATTTATACAACTCACCCGATGGATATTCTGGTGATATGGTCCCACCTTTGTTGGCGTTGATTGATGCATTAGAGTTTAAGGCATATCCTCTGGAACAAGTCATTATAGACTATTCTAACGCAATCAAGGACTTGAGCAACGATTTGACACTTGATCAGTTGATAAGTTCGTTGACTACTAGTACACCAAATCCAAACACTGAAATCTATCCGTTGTTAGATTCAATGGGTAGTGGAGGGCAACAGCTTGGATTGGCTGGATGTGGGTTCATCTGTACCAAAGACTTTTTGGCCAGAGAGAATTTTGCCATTATGCTTAAGTACGATGCGATCACTGGATGGAAGATCTACGGAGAAACGTCGACACCTCCGATTCCTTATTTTGAAAATGAACATTTCTATGATTTGATTCAAGTGTATAAAATGGCTGCTGCAAGAGGAAATGGGTTTAATACGGCAGACGCATGGGGCAAGGATGGAATCGAGCCCATCGCAAGCGATGGGAGTAAACCAAGGGCAAGCAACAATTATGCCAATTTAATTTTATCCAAAGCCTACTTGACCAATTTACGTATTCGCGACGTGAACGTCACCAAAGAAGACGAATTATCCTTTGGCCCGAATTATCAGGGAACACAATATCAGGATGGTCAGAATCACCAATGTTTCTTGTTTTACGAAGAGAATACTCCCAAGGTACCGGGTTGTACCTATGGAGACGCGCGTATCGCTGCAGCAAACTATGGATCACTTCCTAGTACGATTCCACCCTACGTGTACACGGATTTCCCGATGTACGGCATACCAGACAGTGGATGGGGTTCCTTGACCGTTGAAATTTTCAGTTATCTGGGCATTGCATACGTCGGAATGAACGATTATACCAATTTCTGTAAATGGCATCGCACGTTTTGGCATTTATTGTTCATCCAAAATGGAGGAAATATGTATACATGGGGCGATAGCGAGACCGATAAAATCCCGCTCACAGATCCAAATAACTATGCACAAACCAATACAGATCCCACCACGTTTTGGCTTCCTTCCTACGTGAGTTATGCCGTGACGCCACGAGATGATCCCCCAAATGAGAACCAAGATGCGCCTATAGATGCCGACTGGGTCAATGAGGTTTTGAATGCAAAACAATTACACTCGTTTGATGTGTTTCAATTCCCTCCCGAAAATTATTATCAAAGTAAAACAGTTACCGATTGCAAGACGACCTATTGGGCGAATCGATACAACCCTTACCGAGGCAACAAGAGCGAGAGTTCCCATGTCCAATGGACGACTCCCTCGTACTGTATGGGCTACAGTCCAGCCTGGGTTGCAGGTGGAAAAACCAATACGGACGGCTTTGACGATACGAAGATCAATCGTCCGATTGCCGAAGCCTTGAATCCCATGTTCACCAATACGGCTGGATTGTATACCGCGAACGATGGAGATCAAAATATACTGCAAGCCTATATCCTAGCCAGTTTACAATGGCCTGATGCACCTACCCTTCCAACGAGCGTAAACGCCTCAATTCATCAACCAACATGCCCCACGGTGAACAGTGGAGGTGGACCGTATGGGTATGATTGTGACGTCTCTGATTTCAATGCCAACACAGACATCCCCGCCGATCATTCTGATAAAAAAGGTGTAAGATATGCGGTGACCCATCAAAAGACGGAACCCAATCCAAATCCAAAGGCCAGTGGAACCCTTTATGTGACGGATAAGATTGGATATGGAATTACCACCAAAAATGGAAAAGATTGGGAATTCCCAATACGAGATGGTGAACGATGTACCACGTGGGCTTATATTGCCAAATCCATTCAACGAACCATCATCAGCCAACGTGGAAATGGGTGGGGCTCAACCTTTGGGAATTTTACGTCCTTGAAAGGGTTTCCCTCCAGTGATCCTAACGGTGCTCGATATGAAACACTCGGACACGATACCAGTGCAAGCGCTGGCACAACCAAGTTAGACTACATTGATTTACGACTGTACCAGGTGTGTGAAACCGTCACGTCCAATGGGAACGCTTAATACATCGGATGCAAATACTGCAAATGTTTGCACATCAACTTTTCTCCAAAGTAGGTTCGCATTGCGGCTTCGTACGGAACCATACAAGGACAGTGTTCTATCGTGAATTGACTCAAGTGTGTCAAGGGAATTCTGAACACGGCCGACGGATAGGCGATAAACGTATTGTAAATTTGAATCGTACGCAAACTCGTCCACTTCTCGTAGTCTTCATCCGGAAGCGTACAATGGTTCAAAATCAAGAAACGGACATGTTTGAAATCCGAATAGTCTGATAGAAATACTCCGTTCAAATACAACGTGGTCAACTGCGGCATGGCCTTGTATCCAACTCCGCGAATGTGGGGCGTTTTAAACGTGGTTAATTTGGTCAGATGTTTCAGTGAAAGAATACCTTGATCGGTGACCAATGTATTCTGATTGATGTACAGTTCTTGAATAGCAAGTCCTTCAAAAGCCTCGTCCGTGATGCGCATCTGGGTATGCAAATGTAAATCCACCAACTGTTTCAAGGATTGAATGCCTTTCGAGGTAATTTGAACGCAATGGTCCAACAACAACCTTTTCAATTGAGGTAAATACGACAAGGCCTCATCCGTCAAATCGTGGTTGCTGAACATGTTTAAGGTATGCAGCTGCGACAAGTGGCGGAACATTGGGGTCGACATGTGTTGGATTCGCCGATGCGACCATACTTCCAGGATTTTGAGATGAGGCAGTTGAGAAAACGCATTTTCTTGTACAATGGGATGATTCAAGGTAAGTTTTTCCAATTTAATATATCCATTAAAATACTCTTCATGATTTTTGGGTTGAATCAACTGGGCTTTTGGAAAGAGTTGTTTCCATCGTGAATGTTTCCCGGTACAAATGGTTCGGTCGTAGGATTTGCTCCATTCGCGGAACGTGGATGAAATTAGACGAATGTTCATAAAGTCTCGGATGGGGAAGAAGGCAAGGATTTCGTACAATTCAGGAAGTGTCTCCATGTTGTTATGGTCGGATGGTTCGTTCCAATTCATTTTGTTGAATATTTCTCGTGTTCTAATGTATGAAGTATGTTCTCTTTGTACCAAGGGAGGATTCAATGATATTTTAGGTGGACTAGGGAAAAGTATCGAATATTGTAAAAAGTATAATCGAACTCTATTGTTTGCCATGAAACTATCTTGTTATTCTATTGAATTGGGTGATTATTTTGACTTGGAAGACCTCGGGATTCGCATCTTATACGATACCGCACAAATCAAAACACACCTAATGAAAACGGTCTACGATATGGATTTGAAGGATATCTTCGATGGTAAAATCATATTTACTTGGGGTCGCATTGCGTATACATACAAGGATGTACTCTGTACATTACCAGAGGAAGTAGAAGAGAATGTGATCTTGTATGTACTAATGGTAGCGATAGAGGGTTCAATATGTTCAAACACTTCCGATGGAAAGACTCTTTGAAATAACTTTGTCGAACGAAGAGATAACTCTTACCGGAACACTATTTATGTATTCAGGTGAGATGCACGGATTACCAATGCGATTATCCAAAGTTATACGAAGAGAATCAAACGCTGATTCATTCGTATCCTGCCATCTACTTGGCCACGGACAATGAAGAAGTGGTACACTATTTCAGATCCAAAGGTCTCATCGTCTATTGTTTCACAACCTTTCCTCAGAAAATGGGTCGCAATTTGCATTCATCTAAGATACACGGTTCAGTGATGTCATGGTAGATATTTGGATGGCAACCCACAGTGACCAACTTCTCTCCAACTCGAAGGGTGGATTTATCCAATTATTAAGAGACTGCTTCGCCAACAAATCGTGGTTATAGTATGCTGTTGATTGGTTCTTGTAGGCTCATCCCCTTGGCCTATTATTTCCATGGATTGGGTCAAACCGTGTATCGTTTGGACATTTCAAAAGAGTGGCCAGATATGACGGATATACTGAAACAGGTTGACCTCATTGTATGTGAACCCTCTCTGCGCGTGGACTTTTTTTTCGAATCAAATCCGATGCCAGACACAAAAGTCTATGTGGTCCCGAATCTAGAGTTGCGAATGTACGTCCATGATTTACTCCACGTCTTTCACGTGAAATTCGAATATATCTCCTTGTACCAAGCATTCCAAGAGTCCCGACGTAAACTCTCTCAAGAATTACAAGATGGATACGAAGCCTTGGATGCATACATTGATGAACACCTTCAAACGACGAAACTCTTTTCTTCGTACAACCATCCAATGCCCGTTTTGACGATACTCTTGTTTCAACGATTGGCGGAACGGATGCACCTGGAAATACCCGAAGCGTGGTTGGAACAATGTAGAACCATGCAGTTTCTACAAGGTCACGATACCCCTTTGTTTGAGGTGGATCGAGATTTGTATCAATTGGCGTTTATTCAAGAAACCGAACCACGAGAACGTTTAGCCATTCCATGAAAAATTGATTTACAATTTTAACTCTTTAGAGAGTATACACCATGGATTGTCTCATCTGTGCCAATACCTTGAACAAGCGTGAACGCAGCCCAGTCACTTGCTTTGCCTGTGAATATGTGGCCTGCAAGGAATGTACGCGTACGTATTTGACGGGATCCAACACTCTTCCTCAATGTATGCAATGCCATGTTCGATTCCCGATGAGTTTTCTGATTCGAAAGCTGAATCGTTCGTGGGTCTTGTCTCAGTACAAGGACACTGCAACTCAAGTATTGACCAGTATCGAAATGGGAAAAATGCCGGAAACTCAACCTTATGTAGAAGCCGAAGTGGAGCGCCAACGGTTACGCAAGGTCAACGCCAAGATTACCAAAGAATATGAAGAACTTCGTATGCGGATGCGTCGAATGAATATGCAAATTCAAGCCAACGAATATTTGATTCGAGGAGAAGTCATTCCAGAGCATTTGCTTGGGTTTGTCGATCGAGACCCTATCGTCACGGATACTCGAAAGCAATTCGTCATGCCATGTCCATTGGAATGTCGTGGATTCTTGTCGTCTCAATACAAATGCGGAACGTGTCAAAAGTCCATTTGTTCAGACTGCTTCGTCTTGAAAGAATTGGGTCACGAATGTATCGAATCCAACCGTCTCAGTGCTGAAATGATCAAGCGTGAATCCAAAGGATGTCCCAAGTGTGGTGCTCGTATTTGTAAAATTGACGGATGTGACCAAATGTATTGTACGGCTCAAACGGACGGAGTCCACTGCAACACAGCGTTTAGTTGGCGTACGGGCAAGATTGAGACCGGCACGGTTCACAATCCACACTACTATGAATTGATGCATAAGAAAGGAGTTCAATTACGTAATGCGGGTGACGTTCAATGTGGAGGAGTGCCAGACATTCGTGCCGTGTCGCGTGCATTAGATGCCGTGCGACGAATGTGTGAATTTTCAAGTGAGGACCATTTGACCATGAGTGATTTGAGGTCTAATTTGGTGCGCGTGCATCGACGTATTTCCGAAATGGTGCAGTATACGACGCACGAATTTCGACGAAAAATCAATGAACACGAGGGAACGATGCGTCGACACCGCGTCAACTATATGATGAATCGGCTGACCAAAGAGGCATTCGCTGATGTGGTGTACAAGACAGAGACGGATTATCAGAAGAATACCGACCTGCATCATATTTTAGAATTGATTAGCATCAGTGGCATTGAAACGTTTCAAGGCATGGTTCGCGACTTTCCCGAATACATTGAACACGAATGGCCTGAACATAAACCCTTGGTGTACGAGGCCGTAGAGCAAGTACGGGATCGATTGCAACAATTAGACCACGTACGTGAATATTGCAATGATCAACTCAAAGAGGTGAGCATTACGTACCATTGTACCGTCAATATCATGGATGAATTGTTCAATCAAGTGCCATCCAAATACAATCTGAATGGAAACAAAAAAAGTTAATTCAGTCTATTAAATTGTCCTTGGATAAACATGATTTCAGCACGAATTTCGTCAATCATACGGACGGTGATGGGTCTTGCAATATTCCCTTCTGCGTCGTTCATGTAATTTGGTATAGTTATCACTAAGTTTATCGTATTCTCCAGTGATGAAATCAAATCATCTCTCAATGCAGGAATTTGGTCTACAGTAAGTCGCGCTTGTTCCGCTTCATCAAGCGTACCCTTGAAATTGTGTAAATGCTCATGGATGTCTCCTAGAACATCAAGTAGTTCCTCGTGCCCATTCCGATGGGCGATTTCATCTATAGGGGCGAGCCTATCAAACAAGTGTTCAGAAAATCCGTCGTCTTCGTCAAATCTGTCGTCATTGTATTTAATTGACTTTATAATGTTTTGAATATCCTCGGCGGAAACACCTCCTCTTAAGGTACGTTTACATTTTTTTCGTTTTAGAGTTTTTCGTTTCAGTGTTCGTTTCCCCATACTAATACGCATATTTAAATTTCTCGGTCCATCTGCATAATTCTGTCACTTTTCATGTCGCATCCACGCTGTGCTCATTGCGCTGCGTGTTCATGGGTTTATCATTTCATAATATTTGTGAAAGTTTTTAGTGTAAGGCGCATAAGGAATGAGTTGAATGGATCTCTGTTTCAAGTATTCCTCTAATATCGGAATGTCATTTCCTAACCGTTTATATTCATCCTTGGGTATTAAAATGGCCTTTACAAAGGATAATGGTATTTTCCCCTTGAAAATTACCTCGTGACTAAATAAATAAACCATCATATTTTTATTTGTCCGCTTTAATTTTTTTTGTTCTACATTTTTATGCAAATCCTCAAGAATTTTCTTTTTCAAAGGATTAAAATTGGGTTTACGTGTTAGATTCCCTTTTGAATGCCGGATTCTTGATTCGGGATGTTCTACACAGTGACCATAGCTTACGGAATCACAAATATACATTTCATTCCTTTTGGCTATCGAAGTATCCATCACAAATATAATAGGATTATAAGCCCATTGCATATCACGATATACAATCGGTAACCCATCCCATATGTAATGACAATAAATACCATTGGGTATACCGCCCGGTATGTTGTCATACATTTCATGATCTGTACAGGTATCATCCAATCCACCCGAATTAAGAATATTTACTAGTTTTCTCGTACCGTGCAGACTGTGTGTAAAATATTCATACATACAATACCACTATAAAAATCGTGAATTTATTCATACGTATAATATTGAGGGTGTAGAACGATCTCCCTCGGAAGTCGTCGTATCTTGGACCGATAGTCTGCATTCCAGTATTCAAGGACCTTTCTAGGATGTATATGGGTTTGTTGATACCGTTCAAACAATCCGGTATCATCCTGCTTGGCAGTCAACCGTAGCTCTTTTAGGCCGGCCACAAGTTCTACAATATTCTGTTGGGTCAAATGTTCTAACGAAACGTACATGGGTAAGTTAGCCGGGTCATAAAAACACTCATACTCTCTCGGGCGATAGTTGTACAAGGATAGATTTTTAATAAATCCCATTTTGGAATAAGAGATAAAGCCTTGGATATTCGAGTATCCGCCGGACAATTCGAGTACCGCAAATTTTCCTCCCTTTTCTTTGATCGCATACATCATTGCACCCAGCAATAATAAACTCGACATTTTCGTGGTTTTTTTGACACAGATGAGTCTCACACTCCATACATCCAGCATTTTACATTCCCCTAATTGGCATACGATAAACCCCAACAACGTATTGTTCGAATCGATGGCCGACAATAGTTCAAACTCGCGCCTTCTTTGCACCAATGTGTAGAGGAAAGAATTCATCTGGTACCTTTCCTTTACTCTACCCCCACAACATTTTCTACTTTGTTCCGAAATGTAGGTCGGACCGAGATAATTCAAGATATCTTCATTGCAAATCAATCGGACAACACTCGGTAGGTTATCTGTATATCTCCGTATAATGGTTTTATGAAATAACGAAGTATTTGGGTCACGTGTTCCCCAATTCTTTCGAGTCGACATATCTTTCCCAACTATTTTTTCAACTGATTTAAACCCTTTCTCTTTCCAAAGTAGAATGGATTTGGACGTAGACCACTACACCACGGAAGATTTAACCCACCTGTTGGACATTCAAGATCTTACGCATGAAGCCGTCATTCAAGCCACGGATATCGTCCTTCAACGGTTTGAAAAAAACAAGGACCTTGTACAGTTTTTTACTCAAGTAAAAAAACGTTTGTTGGATGAGGTTCATCCCGATGAACCAGTGACCACGACGTTTCAAACCGAGGTCAAGCGAGGTATCCTCAATCCGGATTTGAAGAATACCGTCACACGATTCATCAACATTGACTCGTCTTGTCGTATGTTGATTGAAAATCAAAATTTGTCCTCGGACTCGTTTGATTTTGAAATCACGGAAACGATGTTGAACGTAGTTTCCATGTCCTTGTACTCGGTGGAAATCCCTCAGTCTTGGTTCAACAACACGAGGTCTAAAGGGACCACCGGATTCATACTGTGTCGAACGTCGGTAGCAGATGAAACGGTTACGACGCGCACACCCCTGACCATACCCGAAGGCAATTACAGCACCAATGGATTGCCTGCAGCAGTCGCAGACGCCATCAGCGCCACTGGATTGATGTGTACGACCACGGTTCATCCAAATACGGGCATTGCTACGTTTACGATAAACAGTACCGACATTATCCAATTGTTATGGTTTGACGTTTCTTATTCGGTTGATGTGTTGACCAACAGTCGATACAATTCCAATCTGGGATGGATGTTAGGGTTTCGTTCACCGTTGACTACCTTCGTCCAAGAATCGGGTGTGAACACGGCAAGAGCACTTAGTCCAGTGGATGCCAACGGAACCAAGTACATTATCATGTCGTTGAACGATTACAAAACCAACCGAATCAATCGAAGCTTGTTGTCCGTGAATACATTTCCCAATGTTCCACTCCAAACCCCTTCGTATTTCAATGCCAGTGTACCTCAAGTACGGGTGACACCCACCCAAGTCAATGCATTGGAATCCAATCCGAGACAACTTACGTCGAAACAATTATTCACCATCAACGCGATTGCAAATCAATCCTCCGTGAATCGACGTTTCATTGCCCATTTGAGGTCAGATACTTTTGCCAAGATTCCGTTTAAAAAAGTCGATTGGAACAAGTATGACAACGGCACAACAACCATGATTGACAATGCACCCGCGAGGTTATTTGTAGATGGAGGCGGTCCCCTTCAACTACAAATGCGTGAATATTTTGGACCGGTAGACATTACCCAATTGTCCATCAGTTTGTACGACGACAAAGGACATTCCTTGGATCTCAATGGCATGGATTGGAGTTGTACCCTGATGGTGAAGTGTCTTTACCAATATTAAATGTTTCGAAATCGGTATTCAATAAATTTATCCATAATCAATAGAAATGACCTTTAGACATCCATTCTGCTCTCGTGACGTTTCACCGCACTTACGTATATAAATACACGAGAATATCAAAAAATATACATATTTTAGTCACTCCATTCATCATCGGGATCTTCTGCATACGAGGATTCACTCTCGTCTTCAGAAACGTCATCCTCCACTAATCCATCGTCATAATGGTCGTAATCGATATAAATACCGTGTTCTCGATTCCATTTTTCCCATTGTGCACGCATTTTTCGTACACAACGGTAAAATAACGTATGTGCATCCAACTCGGGATCTTCTGGTTTTACGTAGTTTTGTACGTAAGTCCTCACATTGATCCATCCTGGTGGCAATCCTTCCACGGGCTTCACTTCTATTTCTTCCACGTTTTTCAAGATAGAAAAGTCCATCGGTTCAGCCGCAGGAGGCGCCGAACATAATTGTGGAAATTCATCTCGGAATTCCTTTCGTTTCACACGGTAGGGTTGCATGGTTGTATACGCGTGTAGTGTTTATACACCTATTCATTTGCCTTGAATGCTTCAATTTTTAATGCTCGTCTATACCAGATGTCGATTGCTACGTTGAAACGAAAATCCTTGACGCAGTACGGAAGCTCGCACTGCAATAACAAAGGACAATTTTCCCTGAACGGCGTTTATCGTCAGCTTCCCTACACTTTAGGAAGGAGCGTCATGGGAACCCCGTTCCGTGGACCCAATCCCATGGGACACGGTCAAGGCGCGAGATGCCGGGTGTCCGGATGGCGTGCTCGCGCGACGGGAAACTCGTATCCGTTGATTATCAGCAACTCGGGTTCGTGCATCGTACCTCAAACCGAAATCAAACGGTCTACGATGAACAATTCAGGTATGATTGAAACACGATACAAGGGGATCTTACACGCTTCACCCTCGAACGTCTATCGGGTAGACAAAGACCAGGGTACGTACATTTACAAACAAACGAGTCAATCGTCGTTTCCGAACCCCATTGTACAAACGGGGTATATGGTCAGCCCTTCGTGCACGAACACGGTGTCTGCCGTAAATGATGTGAATTCTGCCAATTCTGTGTACTCGGAAAATACACCTCGAAAGTGTACGCCTTATACCAAAAACGAGACTCGTCTCACGTACGGTCAATACAATGCACAACTGGTTCGACAATGTGTTCCGTTGTTGTCTCCGTACAAGGGGATCAACACGTGTTCTCCTGCCATGAATGGTTCCAACATTGACAAAGACTAAAAAAAAGGTAAATCTTCACCATTTTACCTGTTGCCATTTCTCGCCGTACACCTTTTTTCGCAGATTTTCTTCGGCCTCATCTTGTTCGGCCTTCCTTTCTCGGATTTCACGTGAGCGGTCCATATTCACCGTTTGCGTTCGAGGACAAAATACGGTGCCCCGTAATTGGTTGGTTCGGTCAAGGGCCTCTGTATACAACATCCAGGCACGGACAATTTTCTTTGCCTGTTTGGTATCCTCAGTATAGAGTTTCTTCTTGACGTCGTTCTTCAAACAACGCACTCCATGCGTATAGATACGTTGGTTGAATTGCGAAAGGTTCTCTCCGTAGAAATATTCTCGCGCAAATTTCATCCGACTCGAAAACATCCGACTGAATTGCGCGTTGTAATGTTGGATCTCACCGCAAGAAATCTTCATAGTGTATGTAGAAACATAAAAACATAAATATAGATTCAATTTTATATCGAAAGTTTTTGTTTGGTTTTACTCGTATAACATTTTTTCGTACGTTTGTGACAATCTTTGTAGATTTCGTTCTTTTCACAGTCAATATCTGCAGTACATTTTTCGATATCCTTGACAGATTCAATCACCTTGGGTTTACGTTTGAACAGGGAATATAGCCACGCAATCGCGGGAGATGTTTTCTTATGATAACATTTTTTGGTCCAGCTGTTACAATCTTTGTTGACGTCATTCGTTGCGCAGTCTGCATCCGCCCTACATTTTGATACATAACATTTTCTCGTGGCTACATTGCAAGCTCATTTTTTTCCAAAAATACAATCTTTATCGCTATCACAGTTTTCTGCACGGGCTCTTGCTTTTTCCCTTAGCGTTTTATCCAATGCATCCATTTCTCTACGATGCAAGTCTCTATGGATGTTTTCCTCGAATAAATTTTTAGACGAGGTAGTCTCGTATCCTTCGATATCTGGAAATACAAATAGTATGGTTGCTAGGAATTTATCAAGCACTTCACTATAACGAATTTGAAAGATTCCATTATGGTGGACCTTACCCAAGTACCATGGACCATTTACATTCCCCCAAGAATTTTTAACATACAATTGTAAATCTGTTAATTCATTTTGGGAATTCAACACTTCTTCACATTTAACGATGGTAGTCACGTGTCTACCTACAACCAAAGTTGCATAACAACCATTATCCAGTGCAAATTTTAAATAATTCATAAAGGTTTCAGAAATCAGTTTCGTAGGTATTCTTGTTTTCACTATTTTATTACAAACGTTCATGCGTAATGTCCCAAAAGAATTCAATCCCCCATCCCAAATTTCCAAAGATAGATCGTATATTTGAATCTGTCTTCGAAAACACCATACCTGAATTAATCATTTCAGTATAGGCACCATTCACATTCATATGATACATTTTCAACTTCAAAATATCCTTTTGTAAAAGTTCGTGAAATGTTTTCAATAAATGGATGAGTTCATTCACGTAGTTGATATGTTTTTTAAATAAGATTTCGTTTGATTTTGTTCTTCTAACCAGAGGAAAAAATACGTTAAATATATTGTTTTCGGTAAACATGGATGGGTCGTTAAATACATTATTCAACACCCAATAAGATGCGGTGGAGTCTGTGAACCTATTATCCCAGCCAAACTGATTGGCTAAAACATTAAATATGTACGCGTGTAACAACCCATAGACCTTTTCGTTGTCCTTTTCACAATCAGGACTCAACGATTTTCGATCAAAACATCGAAACGTGTAGGATATACATTGCGAATCATAATACGTATTGCATTTTAAATTCCCTTGTTTGGTAGACGCGAATTCATCCGTCACATTTTGAATGAGTCTGGTCCACATTCTTGCAGTGCTATATACCCAACATAAATGTGTCTGTCTTTGGTCTGATATCGTTTCATCCATAGTATATCCATGAAAAAAATATACATCTTAAATGTCATCGAAATCAAACTCGGTTGAATCCAGTCCCAACGAGACCGGGGCCGATTCTTGAATGTCTACCGTGTCCACAAATTCGATGCCGTCGTCGACTTGGTTTTTTTCTACTCCAAAGACGTGCCACGGTACATCCAACAGTTGAAGTCGGGCCACATCTGCCGGCGTATAAATTTCAATCAAATCACATTTGTCTTTCACGGTTTCGAATTCACGAAGACCCACCAATATCCACGTCCCGACTTGCAAGACGTCGCGTTGTCTACCTGTAAACTTCTTTCTCACCATACAACGTCGTATTTTAGCATCGATGCATTTGACATTGAGGATGCCATTGCCCATATTCTTTTCTACAATCGCGTACAATTCGCCATCCTCTTTGGCCGGTCGAAACATGGCAGGTGCGACAAACCTCGCCACGGATTTTGCTTTTTTACCACCGGTGATATTCCGAACCATTTTATATACGATTTATAAGGAACGGGTTGCAAATCAATTTTTTATTCTATTGTAGTGTTATGATGAAAGAATGGAGAAAGAGGTTTAAAACAAAAAACATCACGCATCACCCACGCTTGTTGGTGAACCGTGCTCGTATGGGTGGAACACGTAAATCACGCAAGTCTAGACGCGGAAATCGATAATCGTTTTTTGGGATCGTAATGTAGATTCGGACGCAATGCATCCACTTCTTCCGTATGAAACAACAAGAGGGTCAACGCATAAAGGTCCCACGTTTTCCATCCGTGCAACAAACGACGAACCGCTTCTTTGCCTGTACAAGTCGACAGGAAAGAGTAGTGTTGAATACATTCATCGAGGTCTTCTAGAAATGGATTATGCTGATAGACTTCACGACAGACCTTTTCAATCGAGGTCGGTGTGAATCGATGGTCCATCGCATAACATAACAAATGCACTTCAATGGGCCATACGCATTGTTTGGGTCCATAGATGAAAAAGTCGTCGCGTAGGTTTATTTTTTTCATATCAATGGAAAGACCAAAATCAATCAACAAGGGTTTCGGGGTGAGCAATACATTTTCCGCTTTTAGGTCGAAATGAATCATTTTGGCTTTGACTAATTTGGACAAATGGGGTAACATTTGGACAAAGACGCTTCGGTCAAAGACCGTGGGTACGGTAGGAATGTATGGAAAGGTCAACACAGTATAGTCGTTGTGGTACATGTAGTCCAAGGCATGACATGTCTTTCTGTAGTGGGGCGAATGTACCACACAAGAGGATTCAACGGGGACAAAATAGTGCTGATACTCTGGAATTTTTCGAATCCGTTTTCCGTTGGCGATTTCACGCAAGGCATCAGCGTGATTCACCACTTTGGAAGCGCCTTGCATCCTTCCTTCACAGTGATTTCCGAGATATACACATCCATAACCTCCTTCTCCAATCATATACTATGCATTTGTAAAAAAATTGACGAGGGGAACCGTATGCTTCCCCTCGTAAGAATGTACGTAGAACAGTTGACCGAAAAAGAGAAACAAGCGATGGAGATTGCCAAGCGAATGCTCGGTTCTTCCTTTTGTCTTGAAAAAAGTATTGGCTATTTGGAATGGCTCAAAAAAAAGAACACTCCTTCTTCGTAAAGAATATACCTCCTTTCTGAACTTGACTATTTTTTGCATCTGATTCCGACTCTGACGATTCAGCTGTTTTCGAGTCTGACGATTCAGATTTGTTATTTTCATTCGATTCGTTATTTGGCTTCGAATCTGACTCTGACGATTCAGCTGTTTTCGAGTCTGACGATTCAGTTTTGTTATTTTCATTCGATTCGTTATTTGGCTTCAAATCTGACCCTGACGATTCATCATTTTTCGATTCATTATTTTTCGATTCATCGTTATTTGGCTTCGAATCTTCGTTATGTTGTTTCGATGGGTCGTTAGTCTGCATTCTCTGCTTTTCCAGTTCCAGTTTCTTCTCTTCTAGTTCCAGTTCCCGTTCTTCTACCATCAAGTCCCCTAAATTTTCAGCCACATTCACTGCTTTGTTCACGGCGGCCGCGGGAGGAATGGGTATGATGGTGAAATCAAAGGTCGGTAAATTACCATTCAGCGTTTCCACAATATCGTCGTATATATTTCCTGCAGTTTTTCCACCCTTCATTACTCTTTACTCTGTATTTTTTTGTAATCCACAAACGTAATCGGTTTATATGTAGGTACAATGGGATCCACTTTTTCTTTCCCCATATGTTTGTAATGGTTTCCCGTTTCATTGGCAATCTTCTTGTTTACCTTATGAACTCTATTGTAGGATTTGAATACGACAAACGGGGAATCCTTGACTTCGGGCTTGACTTCCTTGACTTGCATGGCCTTCAATAATTCCTTAACCATATTCACGTACACTTCTTTACAATCGTACACAATCACGTACTTTCGTGCCACCACCTCCAAATACTTGTAGGCAATTGGTTTTTGAGCCCAATACAAAAAAGTATTGGAAGATTCGTCATACGATAAAATGACCTTCCCTTCGGGAGTCATTTCTTCCACCTCTTTGTGTATCAAACGGTCTATGGATTCTTCGATGGTTTCTTTCATATCCAACGGATAAAACTGTTCATACGGCTTGTATTCGATGGTCGGATGTTCCCAACTGGCCATTCGTTCAATCATTTTCCAAATCCATGTAAACAACCACATAAGTGTCTACCCCTTTCTTCTGTTTAATACCTTTTCAAGGTCCACTTCCGCAACTTGATACCGTTGATAATTCAATAGATCCGGATGAAAACACACCAGATACATTCGTCGTACACGTTTCCCCATCTTTTCCACCAAATACTTGTACAAATTCAATTGCATCGTGTATTTCCAATACGTCGTGTCTGGAATATGACTGAGTTCGGGCACCAAACTGTGACCATACCATTGCGTGTACTCGTTCACTTTACTGCTTCGTTTCCAATCGTACAAATCAATCGTCCCATCTTTGTTCTGTGCGACAAAATCAATCGTTCCCGCAATACGTGTTTCAGGGTCGCATACCATCCATTCAATTTCATACGGCACAAGTGTCTCTTGGGCAAAATCCAAGAATTGGGCATACTCTACACTCGTATCGACGACCGGCTCCAATTTGTAATACAATTCAATGTGTTTGTGCAAAGCCGTACCTTGAGCTGCCGCCACCTCACCTTTGGAGGTCCATAGTTGCTTGATGTCCTCGTCCGTCATGCCTTCGTATTTACCCATCGGTTTGAGACGCATTTTACGTAGAGTTTCCTCCACGTCAAATTTTTTGAACCATGAATCACGCAGTGTTGTGACCGAAATGTACTGAAGACCCTCTTTGAAATATTGGTGGGATTCATTGATGTGCAACATCTTTACAAGGGTAAGCGATGGAAGGAATATCAATTTTTTAAAAAAAGCGGAGCGGATTATACCGGGAAGGTCTTACACGCGGTGTACGCTACTGTGTACGCTGCATCGGCCTTGATGAAGGCATTGCGCGCGGCTTTGGCATTGGCGTTAACCAGGCCCCACAGATTGTGGGCGTCGGCTTCATCTAGAGAACGGATGTTCGCAAAAACACATCGTTTCAATTTTACGCTCCGTCTGGTACGTCCTCCGCGTTTAGCTTTTGTAATCAGGACTAATTTTACACCACATTTTCCATCCCTGGGTTTCGAGATGGTAACCACGGTTGTCTCAATCGATCCGAAGGCATCATCTACTTGTTGTACTAACCATTCATCCTCCATGGTGGCAGGCACTTTTACCGCACACAGTTTCCAAGGACCTTCTTTAGATGCAATCGTATGAAATACCTCGTTTTCTGAACTATAGTCTTTCTCGAGTGCTAAATGTAAAGTTAAATGGTCTTTCCACACTCGTTCATTCCCACCCCAAGGAGGGTCTACGTATAAAATATCATAGGCCAGTTTGTCGATGTAATCCAACATATTTCCTTGTAACAGCTGAATCTTATTCGTGTCTCGCAAAGTTTTATACAATCGTACATTATGTTGTAAGATTTTGAAATTCTGTGGGTCCATTTCCACGGAAAAGACTTGGGAAACATCCTTGTCTAATCCAAATCGAATGGTATCTCCACCGTTGTTGGCCGTCGCATCCATGATTCGAACGTTGTGGAATGGTCCGTATTGTTCTTTTATTTGGTCTAAAATAGCTTCGGACACTTTTGGTCTAGATACACTATAGAGTCCTTCTGGAGATGCGCGTAATGCAAAAAAAGGTGTTCCTTCCGATGCTGCGACCGATACTTCTCCGGGAAATAAAGTATGCACTGGATATTTTTCCGAGACATCGGTGTATTGTATCAAGGACTTCTTTGTTGGACTTTATTTCAATTCAATTAAGTCCTCCATCGGCATATCCATCACATCCGCCATATACTCACTAGATATTTATAAAATAGGGAATGAAATACAAAGTGACGATGAACGTCACCATATTCGTATTGAACGATTGGCCTGCCATGAAAGAGGCCACTAGACAAGAAAAGAGGATGATGTTACTGTCTCCTAAGATGGCGTGTCCACCCATTTCTTTGCCATAATCTTTAAACGTATCTATCATTCCGTTCGCACCTCTTGGAACTGCACTAAAGAAGGCATAAAATCCAAGGTCATGAATCACTTGTACCAAAAGGGCCAACAGTATAAAATAGACAATATGAAAGGTTGAAAAGGGATACAAAAAACGCGTAATCAAAAACCCAATCATCACGATGCAAACGTCTGCAATCACCGCCGCCAAGCCATACTGTTTGTACCAATATTTCAACGTTTTGGAATGTATCATTCCTTTCAAGGACAAGAAGATGACCACGCATTCTACCATCAACGCCCCATTCAATAAGGCGAAATAATCACTTGTCTTTGAAAAACGGGAAATGTCATGGAACATAGTATCCCGATATATTTTTGTGAAATCTATGGCGGGATTCGAACCCACAATCCTACGATTAGAAGTCGTATGCCTTATCCATTAGGCCACATAGACATTATGTTTGGTTGGATTCATTTCCCACACCGCCGACACGTTTTCACCTGAGGTGACAGAATAAATCCCATCATATTTCCCAAGGAAGTGCGTTGAATTGCACGCGGTTGAATCACTCGCGGTTTGACGTGTTTGGGTTGAATAGGTCTAAACATACTTTCTTAAGGTATTTTAATTACAATCTTTTTTGCGCATTCGGTTTAAATACCTTGTATAATTGTTATATTTAATGGCAACACCTTTCCCTTCTGGGTTTCGATCCGCGGGTCCAGTCACGCAATAAGTTGGGTCCAGTGTGGCCTGAAGATTCGAGGTGTACAAGGAAGACATCATTGTTGTTTTTAGCGTATCTTTACGTAAGGTGGACAGACAATTCGACATATACTCTTGCATTATTTAATCTAGCCCCACCGTATGTATGAAGCTTACCTCTACCTATTGCTTTTGGTGAAATTGTTTGAATTGTATTGTATCGTATGGAACCGTGTCAAGCCGAGTGAACAGTCTGCCAAGTATCTCTTTCAAGTCAATCGACTCTTTACCGTTTTAGTGACGTTTTTGATGCTCTATTTATTTCATCCATTTACACGTAATCCTGTAAGTATTGACCGTGAAACTAAATTATTCTTGTTTACGTTTGCGTGTATTACGCTTCTTCATTCGTCGTTTACGTGAGCGACCTCCTATTTGTCTCTGAAAATCTTGATATGGATTTGGTTCTGGCTGATTTGTTTCTGATTGGAATGATTGATATTGATTCGGTTGGAAATCTTGTGGATATGGATTTGGTTCTGATTGGAATGATTGTTCTTGATTTGGTTGGAAATCTTGTTCTGGTTGATATGGTGTTGACTCTGGATTTGGTTGATATGGTGTTGACTCTTGATTTGGTTGGAAATCTTGTTCTGGTTGATATGGTGTTGACTCTTGATTTGGTTGGAAATCTTGTTCTGGTTGATATGGTGTTGACTCTTGATTTGGTTGATATGGTGTTGACTCTTGATTTGGTTGGAAATCTTCATCTGGTTGATATGAAGTTGACTCTGATTGATCTTGATCTGGTTCTGGTTGGAATGATTGACCTTGATTTGGTTGGAAATCTTGATCTGGTTGATATGGAGTTGGTTCTGATGGATCTTGATTTGGTTGGAAATCTTGATCTGGTTGATATGGAGTTGGTTCTGATGGATCTTGATTTGGTTGATCCGGAGTTGACTCTGGTTCTGACTGAGATGTATCTGGCTGGACCGATGGTTCATTTCCGAATAGGTTCGGAAACATGGATTTTGATTCCGTGGATTCATTCGTATCTGCATTATCCGCATTCGGAACCGCATTATCCGCATTCGGTTCGGGCTTATTGAACCATTCACTCAGTAACCATGTCGCGCCTCCGACACATAATCCTGCAGCAGATGCCATTAATATCATTTCACTATGATTTTTCATTTCTATAGAAACAGATTATTTTTTACCCATACATACTAATGCGTCTATTGGTGTCACCTTCTTCGTTTGAGATTATGCCTTTTCAAACTGGACAAAACCCCTACATTCACCACCAACACATCCATTCGTCGAAAGCTCACGCTCAACATTCACGATTGGCCCATTCCCTTTCTGCCCTTGTATATCCTTTACCTCAACTTCCGTGTCCTGATATTGTCTTTATGGCCAATGCAGGTCTATCTCTGCCACGACTCCAACGTGTCCTTTTGCCTCGTATGAAATTTCCTCAACGTCAGCAAGAGTTGCCTTACTTGAAACAAATGTTTAAACATTTACGCATTCCCACGATGGATTACCCTGGGACCGAACCATTTGAAGGACAAGCCGAACTCAAATGGGTTGACGGTGGACGTAAAGCCGTGTGTGGATACGGGTATCGTTCTACCAAACAAACGTTTGTGGAACTCGACCGCTTGTTCGGGCAACTGTACAAAGACAAACCTCAATTGCTTGTCCTGAAATTGGCTTCTGCAGACTTTTACCATTTGGACGTGGCGATGCTAGAATACGATGACAAGTGTATCGTCCATCGAAGAGCCTTTTCACCCACCTCGATTCGAAAACTCGAACATTTTTTGGGGAAACAAAACGTCACCGTCCTGGATACGACCGATACGTTTTGCCTCAATGCCATCGTGGATGGAAAACGACTGATTACACATAAACTCAAAGACCCCCATTTAAAATCGTGGTTGCAAGATTTGACGGGTCGAACCGTTCACGAAATCGATACGTCGGAATTTGAAAAGTCGGGAGGTTCGGTTCGATGTATGGTATTGGATGTTTAGGATTCTTTTCTATGTATACTATATGCCATCCCACGCAGCCTGTCTCCCACACTGCAATAAAGGAAGACCGTATGTCGTAGAAAATTACCCCGATTGCGACGCAACATGTCGTAAATTCGTTAAAGGGTGGCGGGAGCAAATGGCTGGCAAAAGTAGACGAAAACGTCGTCGCAATAAAACACGTCGCCGATAACTCGCGTTGATATCACCTTTTTCTTTTTCTACTGGATAGTATGACCGTCATCAATGGTATTGAGATTGATAATGTACGCTGTATCCGAAATGAAATGAAAGAGGCCGTGTATCACAACGACCCCTTGGAAGACCATTTGCACGTGGTGATGGTCATTTCCAACCCGTGCCAATATGCGACACGCTACATTCTCGCACGAGAATTTATCCAACGTATGGAATTGGAGCCGAACGTGCTACTGTACATTGTGGAATTGTGTTTTGAAGGCCAATCGTTTTGGGTCACGAAACCGAACAATCCTCGTCACTTGCAACTTCGAACCAATACGCAACCCTTGTGGCATAAAGAAAATATGATCAACGTGGGTATTCAAACCCTGCTTCCTAAATCATGGAAGGCCGTGGCGTGGATCGACGCCGACCTTGAATTCGAAAGTACAACGTGGGCTTCAGATACCTTAAAAATCTTAAACGGATGTTGTGATATCGTTCAACTCTTTTCCCATTGTTCCGACTTGGACCCACAGGAAAATCCGATGCGCATCTTTCAGGGGTTTGGATTTCAATACAGCAAGCATAAAAAATACAGCAGCCAAGGACTCCATTTGTGGCACCCTGGGTTTGCGTGGGCCATGACCCGAAAGGCGTATGAAAAGGCCGGAGGATTGTACGAGCATAGTATTCTGGGTTCGGGTGACCACAATATGGCCCTGTCTCTGATTGGAAATGGGTCTCAAAGTATTAACGAGAATGTGTCGGAAGGCTACCGAGAATCTGTACAATCCTACCAAAAAAGATTGTTGCCGATGAGATTGGGATACGTGCCTGGCGTGATTCGACACTATTTTCACGGAAGTAAACAAAACCGTAAATACGCGGAACGATGGCAGATCCTCGTGAAACATCAATACGACCCTTACAAGCATATTACCTACGATCACGGGTTGGTGATCCCTTCTAAAGACTGTCCGCCCGAACTCTTGCAAGACATTTACCAATACTTTTGCGAACGGAACGAGGACGGCGTTTAGAAATTTTCATACAAGAGTTCCATTTCCAGGGTAAAACTAAAATCCATATGGTTCAAATCTAAAATGGTTCCATAGGTATCGTATAATATCACGTTTATTTTACAAATATTCACCGGACCATTGTACCGTCTCGTTTTGGTCAATGGATTGTTTCCATCAATGACAATGGATAATTTTTCTTGGGTCATTGGTATTTTGGCGAGAATGTTTTGATCCATCATACTTTGACTCAATCCTATCAAATTCACCCCGTTATTGTTGTATTGATAATCGTTCAATGCAAAATAAATATAGCCATCTCCACTCGCATCAAATAATCCTTCGGATTGTGTCGTTTGCTGTTGTTCATAACGGGCCATACGAAACCCCATGATCCATCCACACGAATTCGTGGGTCCTTCCTCTTGTGAAAAAGATAAACTGTAGGTAAACGATCCGGTATATTCGAACTTACTTTTGAAACTATACGGATCAATCGAGAATACAATGTTACGCAACTCGGATGGAGCGGTGGGGTAAAAATAAGTATTGTTTAAATAAAGCGTAAACGTGTCACTGTCATAATTACCTTCTGGGATTCGAATCAAATGCTCTGTCGTGACACTACCCGTATGAAATGAAATTGTAAAGGTATTGTTTTTGCTCGTAAACAGATATCCCGTGTTTGGAAGTTCAATCGAGGTCAATCGCATAGAGACGACGTTTAATATTTCGATAGGTAAAATATACTGAAAATTGCTTGAACTGGATTGGTAATAATTGGAACGGAAACGAGAATTCAAATTCAAGTTTTTATATTGAGTAATTCGTTTGACCGAGTTTAATTGGCCTGGAGTCACTGGATTGACGGAAACATTGACAATCTCTGATTTCATCAGTCTTGCTTTTGCATTACGTACAAAGAGTTCAATGTCTTTTTTTTTTGAATCTTCCATCGAAATGTGAATCAATCGAGACAACAAATGGGATTCTTTCTGAACCAGTTCTTGAGGGGTACAATTCGGTTTTACGTCGAAAAAACGGTAAAGGTCCTCTGTCGAGTAATGCGATTGATTCAAGTCAATGTTCATGGGTTATACGATTAAAAAAAACGAATCCCGAATACGGAAGCCCATCTAGATCTTAAGCGTACCGGTGGACTACATTCGCTCTTTCAAGCGATGCATTGCACCAACAGGATTGACTTCGAGACTGATAACGGATTGTAGGCGGGTCTGGTATGCTTTTTTTTTGTATAAAGCGACACCCTATCTCTAACTATAATCCCAATTGAGAAATGAGTGCATAAGTGAGAAATGAGTCATGGAATCCATAGGTGTCTTTCACACCGTATAAACGTTCACCTTAAGTGAGAAATGAGTGCATAAGTGAGAATTGAGTAAGATACCAAAAAAAGGATATCTACGGTGCACTCAATTGGGCTGATTAGCCGGCACAAGGGCATTATTTTAATTGTGTATCTTGTAATGCAAACATTACCCCGTAAATACCCTTTCGCAGAAATAAATGTTGCTCAACAGACTGGCTGTGACCAGAACGGTGAACATAATGAATGTTCCGCAACGTTCTAAGTGTTAGTAAAGCGTTTCAATTTTATGAGAAATGATAAAAGGTTATACGTCCGTAATATAAAAAAATGTGGACAGAAACCTAATCGTTAGATTTCTTGGACTGTTCCGTGTGCTCCATCAGTCCTGGGGGGATCGCCTGTCCACTAGAGCTGGGTGACAGAAACCGAAGCGGTATCTTTCTTTATACCCACGCCACAGTATTGCTACTGGGTGGGTCCGGTTTCCTGGACTGTTTGTTTCAACTCATCAGTCCTCAATTGGATCGCCTATCACCCGTGAGATGTCTACACTACGTTATCAAGGTAGTTTCATTTTTATATCACGTGAAAAAAAGGTTATCTTAGTTTCAACCTCATCGCACGGGTACCGTTCAATGAAGTTTATCTAATCAAACCTTTCTGAGAATTCTGAACGGTACTATAACTACTCGTTCAACATTTCGATATCGTGTAACCGTTATCGAATCATTGACCTAGTACAAAATCACCCGTTCAGAACTCTGGGTTCACTACTTTATTCATTCCGTTTCAATTTTATTTACGGTCAATTGCTGTGCGAATGTAAAATTGAAATGAATTAGACATTCTTTTTCATCGGAGAAAGGTGTTATGCCTCGAATTCCAAGGTACGCGTTGTTTGTGGGCTACTACATCGCTTGGATTACGGCGCACTATGTCGCAGCGCATACCTACGCGAGGTATTGCACTGCGTCGTCGGTATGGGGATTCGTTTCGTCCCCCTTCATCACATCGACGCCACACTGCGAAGGAATACGTTGGATGATTTCAACAGGCGGTTCGAACATCGCAACGATGTGGACGCTCTTTGGCGTCTGGATAACGACGTGGATTACAACCCACCTCACGAACCTATAAACAAGTCATTTTTTGTAAAATTGAATTGTATTCTCCGCAGTCTTCTAGATATAGACATTCGAAATGGAGTGTCAAGATTGTATCATTTGTATGAACTTCACGTTCTGTGAACCAGTGTCCTGCAGATCCAAAGTACATCACTACCTATGTGAGGAGTGTGAGTATACGTGGCGAAGCAAAATGACAGAGAAAAATGGACTACGTATTATGACGTGCCCGTCTTGTCGTGAAGAAGAAACATCTCGAACGATACGATCTCTTCAACGAGAGGCTCAACGAAAAGCTCAACCCACGTTGGAAAGTTTGTTAGCCACCGCCGTCAAACTAGTCATTGACACACGTGAATTAGTAGGTACATTACGTACACCTGAAACGGATTTCATTAGGCGTTCTGCTGAACGCGTGCACGAAATGGCATCAAGCGCAGTCGCGCGTGCGGCACTTCCAACAAGTGCAGCACGTGCCGCACCAGTACCCACACGCAGTCGTTGCGCCAGTGGACGATGCACAAGCACTTCACGAACGGGTCGTGCAATGACCTATCTGAAGTGTAACATCTGCAACATTGTATTCTGCTGCAGAAATTGCAAAGAATGCACGGACTGCCGCCCATGAACACTTGATTTTTTTTGTCAAAAAAAACGGGTAAATTTACACAATCCGAGGACGAAATGCTGCTGCTTTGGCTGCTTTGGCAGCGGCCTGTTCGGCAGCTCGCTCCGCTGGAGTCTTAGACTTGTAGATTTTCCAGAACTGTTCCGTTTCATTCCGGTACTTGTCAAGGTAAATTATTTTTGGAACGAAAACCTCCCCTTCCTCCAGCTCCTTCTGTTGCACTTCTTTTTCAGCCAATTCGGCTTGAAGATGTGCTCCAGCCGGAGTGGTGGTAGAGTAGTGGATGAAAACTTTCAGTCGTCTGTTTGTACTATGCATCGGGACAATGTCCACGCTGAACTCTCCCAAGTTCAGGGTTCCTAGCACTTGTTGGATTTCAGCATTGGCGCGTTCCTTGTTTGTCTCAAAATCTCCGTTACCAACCATCATCGTGAACGTGAAACTGTGTGCCATGTTTAGAATTGTGTATATATCACAATTCACTTTCGTTTCAATTTTATAAAATTGATTCATTTTCGTTTGTGTAAAATGAGTATACGAACATGTTTTCGATTCCAATGCCTATTGATTTCACCCAAGCAACGGAATCTTTTGCGAAATCGATCGTCCAAGCTGCAAACGAACGGGCTGCTAAACTCTTCTCCGACCATTATGGGCTTCCTTTCGACGAAGTCCTGACGCATCTGATTGGAGAAGTTCAACTCTCGAAAGAGGAAATTATCCTTCCGCCCAATAAATTGCCTTTCTGCGGCCGTGCCGGTCTGAAAGAAGGGAAATGTAAAGGCATTGTGAAAAATCAAGGATTGTTCACTCTATGTCAAAAGAATGTGAAAGACGATGGTTATTGTTCCACTTGTGGGAAACAAGCTGCCAAGGACGGAAGCCCCCTCAATGGAGACATTGATGCACGCGAATCGTGTGAAATTGATAAATATTCGGTGGGCAAATTCGTAGCCAAGCCATATTGGTGTTTCATGCAAAAACACAACATTACGGAAGAACAGGCTAACGCATCTGCAATGTTTCATTATGGTGTGACGATTGACCCCATACATTTCAAACCTGTAACCATTGCACGCGGACGTCGCGCAACCACTGAGATGAAGATGGGAACTCCACTTGAAGTGTTGCATATGCCCGACGCCTCCGATGAGGTCGCTGAAGCTGCCAAAGCCGCTGAAGCTGAGGTCGCCGCTGAGGTCTCTGAAGCTGCCAAAGCCGCTGAGGTAGCTGAAGCTGAGGTCGCCAAAGCTACCAAAGCCAAAGCCGCGTCCAACATTCCAGAGACCAATGAGTTGGAAGAGGGAGAATTGGATGAGGAAGAAGTGGAGGATGAAGTGGAGGAAACGGATGAGGAAGTGACTGCAGACTATATTAACAGTATGGTGATGGAGGACCTCCAAAAATTTGCAGAGTCGCGCGGTATCCCAATCACGGAAAACGGCAAAAAGCTACCTCCAAAAAAGCTGCGAAAGAATGTGTGTGAGCAACTTCAATTGTAAAAGAGGATGTATTTTTTTTAAACAAATTTACAACCTTTTGAAAAATGTCTGACGTTTCACGACATAGAAATCATTACACGGCATCGTTGTGTTCAATGAGGCTCGATACGAAGAAGCACGACTGAACATTGTGTGTGCGGACTTTCCTACGTCGGTACCAAAATGCGCGACACAGCTCGCGAAGACCTTGGCAGACGTGCGCAATCCTTGTATTCAAGCGCGGTGCAGCTGCGGTCGTGATGTTTCTCTAAGAACTCGACAAGCATTGCCTTTTCATGGACGACACGTCTACAAAAAAATAGGAGATGGTGCAGTGTATACAAAAACACACGCGAAATCACCTTAACTGCAACTTCGTTGGGCTGAACACTTCGCCTAAGCCCTCTTTTATAAAATTGAATCATCTTATCAAATCAACCTTTATATCCCAGCTAAAATGAATGCAGATGTGCTTGCCAAAATCCTGGTCTACTCTGGAGAGCCGTCTACGATGGTCGCCTTATGGAAACACATTTGTCCTATGGTCCGTGACTCTATCTACAAGTGTTCGAAGAAACTCGTATACGGAGAAATTCAGTCCGGAAAAACGGCCCAGATCATCGACGAAGTCCGACGAGCTAAGCTGCCTATGGTATTGATTATTCAAAACAGTCAATTGGTTCGAAAGCAGTACGTAGAACGTTTCGGCGACGTCCCCCTTCAAGTCATCCACAAATCCACCACGGTCCTCACGGGAGCAACGGTTCTCTTGATGAACAACAAGAATCAACTCGCCAAGTATATGGCATTGAATCCGCCCAAGACGTACGCCATTCTCTTGGACGAATCTGACCTTACCCAATTCCATCCCCTTTGTGCAAACGCGTCGGTGGAAATTCACGTGACGGCCACACCTTTTCGCTACAAACCCCATACGTTTGATGAAGTCCAATTCGTGGAACAACATCCTGACTATTGTGGATTGGATAAAGTCCTATTAAAACCCATTCCTAAGGTCATTGACTATTTGTCCATCGTTGACAACTTCAGGGCATCTCGCGGCATTCTCTTGATCAACACGTTTACGCGGGTGGAACAGATGCGTACGACGGCCATGCATATCTCCAGTGCTCACCCTACCGTTCCCGTAATTCTTCTCACGACTGAAAAAGGAGTGTATAGGAATCGAGTCTTCACTCGCCTTCGTGGAAATCGCCTGAACCAAATCTTGGACCCGTACACGGAAGAATCGCACGTCATTATCATCGCGAATAAAATGGCGACCCGAGGCATTTCTTTCAGCAATTCGGCGCATACGACCCACATCACACATCAAGTGTCGAACCCAAACACACTCACTGGATTTCTGCAGAAATGCCGAATTCTTGGAATTTACCCGGACCGACCCCAACTGACGCTTTACATTGAAGAAGGGTTTGTGCGTCGAATTGAGAGATACAAGAGAACCATTGCAGACCGTGCATCCATCGTAGAGTACCACCAGAACAAGGACCGAAAAATTGTCTACAAGTCTTTCCTGGATGTTTAACTGTGTATACACGAGGCATAAGTGAGAAATGAGTGCATAAGTGAGAAATGAGTATTTTTTCGTCAATGAAGACAAATTGAAACGGATTAGATAAGTGAACGTATGCACAATGACCGCTCAACTATGAGCCGTTCCTCCAGCTACCTCTATGATAATGGCACTGGTGACTCCATTCTCCGTTACTGCGTCGTAAAGACCGAATCAACCACGCTAGACACGCCTGAAAAAGCGGCTTCGTGGTTCATGAAGGTGTTCCGGGCGAGTGGTTGTGTAGAAGGAGGACCCGTTCCCGGAAACCCCAGCGTATATGTCTGGAACTTCTACGTGAACCCCTGCTTAAAGTCCCAGTTGAGTACTAATCTCTGGGCCGCACTCTGTCATTTCGAAAGCTACTGGCACTCCATGCCCCACGTCTTATACGAAGGACACCACACCGTCGTACGCTCCAATCACCCCCGCCACCCTAAGGTGACGGAGCCGGTAGATATGGAGATCTACGTTCAGTGGGACAAGAAATGTTCCTTCCGTGAGTTCTGTATGACGCTTGACCCAAGCCTTACCGGAAAGCCGCTGTCGTTCGGACCCGAACACAAACCTTGAACGAGTGCGGGGTGGTAACACCCTTTTTTGGACTGACTGTGGATGAGGAAAAAGCTTTGGTACCCATTAGTGAGAAATGACCAATGGGAAATCCAACAAAATTGAAACGATTTAGTCTAGTGAACGTATGCACAACTGAACCGCCTTACGAAAATGGCCTGTTCAAACCTCTACCCCCTTGACAACGACATCATTTACCATACGTGCGTTCTCGCATGTCCGTATTCCATAACCCTCACAACGCCTGAACTGGCGTGGAGTTTCTTCTGGAATCTATTACGAATGAATGGATACGTGGAGGGGGGACCTATTCCCGGGAAACCACGCAAGTATGGCTGGTTCTTCCACGTGAACCCCCGACTTAAAGACCAGATGAGCCCTCGGCTCCTGGCAATACTCGAATCTCTCCAACGAGGCGAAACAATCAAGGAAGAATACGGCGTTGCCGATAAGAAAGGTAAGATTCCTTTCCACATGATAGTAGTATCCAACCATGACCACCACCGTCAGGTGACAGGTCCTGTTGATATGGAAGTCTACAAACTGTGGGGCAAGAAAATGTCCTATCGGGAACACCAGTTCCTGATTGATCCTAGTCTCAGAGACGCGTCCGCGAAGTACATGGTGTTCGGATCCTTCGATCCCGAACTCATCGAACCGGAACCCCTCAAAGATTGAGCGAGTATCCTGGTGGTTAACAATACCACCTGGTGGTTAACAATACCACCACTTTTTTCACGAATAAAATTGAATCGATTGACAATAGGAATGTAGGTAAACTCTCAAGATGCGTGGTTTCGTCATCCCCCGTGCTACTGCAACAGAAGCCACGATCAGGTCGTTATTGAATTACGACGGGGATCTAGAAATAAACGGACAGTCGTTCTTTCTCTACATCGACGATACGACTGTCTTGTGCGAACCGCTCAAGTCCGCTATCGAACGGATTGACCAAGGTGAAGAACAGGAACGCATTTTCTATAATCCACTAAATCCTCGAGGATACTTTATCATCAAACCATATCACTAAGATTGAAACAAGTTTTTTTTTCAAAATCAAAAAAAAACGGGTTCATTTAAGTGAAACACAAATCTCCTAACATTCTTTCCATTTCGGCCGCTTCTTCAGACGCTTGGATGGCGGCTTGTTCAGCCAGAAATTTAGTCGTCAACTCAGCGTGTTTCTCAGATTCTTCAACGAGATACATCGCCACGACCGCTATGGCCTCTGCTAGGTATTCCATCTGTAATTTTAATATATCTATACAACTTTTTTTGTTTCAATTTTTAATATACTTATTCAATATGAAAGAAATAATAGAAATCGTGGCTCTCAATAAAGCTCTTCAGTCACGATTTAGGAAAGAAAATGAGTTCATCGCCGACGCGAAGAGGATCGTTCGAGGGATTCTTGATACAAAATTTAAAGGTCCGGGTCTTTCTGTGAATGATATAAGAGATATCGACAACGAATTGCAAAAGATCATAGGACTGATTAATACTAATAAACCATTACCGACTGACGCAAATCTTACAGATATGGTCAATGATTTGGTAAAAAACCCACAACAATTACCGAAACCAGCAGAAAATAAGCAAGATCAGACTCAGCAACGCAGTGATAAGCCGAAACACGATCCATTTGCGCATTTACTGAATAAAACTGAAAAAACTTATGACATACCAGATGAGGATGGAAACTCTAAGCCTGTAGCAGGGCAAGGGGAAAAGGGGAAACATGGTATTAAAATGTTGACTGATAAACAAGTGGATGATCTTGAGATACACCATTTAAAAAGAGGTGGAAGGAAATCAAGACGAATCCATCGAAAAAAGTTCTAAATTTCTAGTAAATATATCTGGTTATTATATGGGTGATTTAGATCCCAAGAAAACACTCGAAGAACTCAGAATTGCGATCAATGACCGCCTCGACCGAGGAGACCAGTTCAGAGAGCTATTGGGTAAACGAGTGAGTATTCTTAAACAGGATATTCGTACGCCCATACCCGATGATGATGAATATGTTGAAGGGGTTAAAAAAGGAATTTTGGATCTAGCAGCATTGTTAGACTCCTCGAAACTTGATAGCATAGCTGAGGGCAGATATGGCGGCCGCAGAAACTTTAGGCGATATTCAAGACGTAAAAGACGATGAACGCGTATGAAATAATATTACATATATTATGTCTCTTCATTCAGTTGTCGACGCCCATCTTAGAGACATGACTGAATTTATTAGGATCCAAATTACAGAGATGAAGAAACTTAAGGACGAACTATCTAGTGCACAACAAGTAATAGATGGTCATGTTCAATCAGGTGCACAAACGAAAGAACAGCTTGAGACTGAAATAGCTGTTCTAAAAAGCGATATACAGGCATCACTGACAGACGCACAAACCATTGCTACAAACGTACAAGGACACCTCACCGATTTCGCAGATGACACAGCTAAACAACTAACAGGCGTAATAGAAGGCGGTGGTAAACGTATGAAACGTTCTAGGCGTTCGAATCGTGGACGGAAATCTGTGCGAAAGTAAATATAGCTATATATTATGAGTTTTAAGGCACAACTGGACGGGGTTCTCAAAACTCTGGAACAAGCGGTTCAAACACATCTTATAGAAGAACAAAAACGTATTGCAGGATTAGTTGCCAAAATAAATGAAGCGACTGCAAATTTATCAGTGTTGACAAAAAAGGATGCAGACCTAATTGCAGAGATAGATTATGCTACACAAAAATTAACAGAATATAAACCAATGACAGTTTTCACCGAGTTATCTAAGGGTGGTAAACGTATGAAACGTTCTAGACGTTCGAACCGTGGACGTAAATCTGTGCGAAAGTAAATATAGCTATATATTATGAATGCCGAAATGAACAAGGTTCTCAGAACGATTGAAGAAGCGGTTCAAACACATCTTAAAGAAGAACGATCACGTATTCAAAAATTAAGTGACCAAATACTTGAATCGACTAAAAATATTTCACGGGGGTCAGAAAAGAATGGAACCCTACTTTCAGAGATAACTGATGCTACAAAGGACTTAAATGAATATAAACCAATGAAAATTTTCAAAGATTTATATCCGGAACCAGATGGGCTTGAAGCAAGGATGGCTGCTGAGAAGGCTGCAATTCCGGCTTCGGCTTCGGCTGCGGATTCGGCTGCGGATTCGGCTGAGGTTAAGGCTACGGCTGCGGCTGAGGCTGCAAATTCGTCTTCGGCTGAGGCTTCGGGTTTGGCTTCGACCGAAAAAAACAGCAAACGTAGTGGCCGTGTCCAGAGATCGTCTCTGGATTCGATTAATGCTGCGGCCAATAAAAAACCCACAGTTGGCGAAGCAACTAATGCGACTAAGGCTGCGGCCAATAAAAAACCCACAGTTGGCGAAGCAACTAATGCGGCTCGGGATTGGGCTCGGGATCGGGCTGAGGCTGATGCTGAGGTTAGGGCCAATGCAAATCGCGAAAAGCTTAATAAGTTAGAAAAAGAATTTAGACAAAATATGAACCAAGAGGGTTATGGTAATAGTGATGAATCTAAATCTTTAAAAAGACAAATTTCGACGCTTAAAACCGTGTTGGGTGAAACCGGGGGTGGTCGGAAACAGACACGGGGACGTAAGCGTCACTTTTTCAGACGAAAATAAGATATCCGCTTTCGCCACTCTTCCAAATACGCGTACATCTTTCCCTTTACTTTTCAGGAAAATTCTTAGCATTTAAAAAACGATGTGGACCTAAAGTCCATTTCGTTTGCAGCAACACGGTGAACTGAACGTTTGACGGAAATGAGTTCCGGTATCCGCAAAGCTTACTCGTACTCACGTCGCAAAACCTCTTCTTCGCCATACAGGGCAACGCTCAGTTCCCGGGACTTTATACGGTACACATCTGCCGCCGCGTTTGACGCGTCAATCAGACTCGACACTCGTTCGTGGAGACAAAATCCTAGTCGGTAATGATACTCGACATGTGCGTCCTTCAAAGCCACGAGTGCGGCAAAGACTTGGTCAGCCTCAGACGTATGCAGCTTGTTAGAGACGTCTTTCAACCGCTCCTCGTAGCAATAGTGGTCGAGAATGCGCTTGATTTCCTCGAATTCATCCATCATATGTTTTGAATAGAAATACAATCCATTCCATTTCAATTTTTAAAAAAAGATTGCGCTTAGCGTAAAGCTACACAATTCAGGCCATCTGTGCAATAATCACAGGTTCCAGGATGCCACCTGCATTTGCTGCAGTTCGCACAGTCGTGATAAATCTTGTGCGTCTCAATGGCACATCCCGAGGGACATACCTTGTTCATTGGTCCGTCGCATGACGGACACGTGGCGAGGAACGCGAAGAACTGTGGTTTCATTGTTTCATGTATCTCTCGCTGTATTAACGTTTCAATTTTATTGAAACAAATGGGCTAGGGTGTATACATCAAACTCGTCATGACATCCATGGTAGTATACTCACCTGCAAACGATACGACGATTCTTGGTCTGAGTATGACTTTGTGCATAACCGTGTGTATGTGGATGATATGCTTGCGGACACACGACACGTTGAAAGAACTTTTCACACGTATCCACGACTTACTTGAAACCTTTGAGAGGGCGAAAGACTTGGAGGTGGAGACACAGCAAGAACAAATCCACGACCTACTTGAAAAAATTGAATCCTACAAAGAAGAGAGTAGGGTGAAATTTGCCGACTTGGAGGTGGAGACAGACTCACATCAAGAACAAATCCACGACCTGCATCAAGAACTTCGTAAAGACACTTATCATGTCATCGGTTTGAAAAACAAGAATAATACAATGACCAAACAGCTTGAAGCCTTGCAATCTTGGGTAGACCTTTACCGAAAAAAACGTGGGATTTAAGACATCTGCTTTTTTTTTGAAAAAAAACGTTTTAGCTTGCCAAACCATTGTAATCTTCTACCGTTTCACGAATAGAGTCCATCGGACATTTCAGAATGTCACGTACGCGACACCTTTTATAATTTGGAAGTTGTCGATAGGATCTATTTCGAAAATGTCATTTTAGAATAGTTTTATCGGCATAAACGTATGTACGTCCCTCCTTCTCTTTCGAAATCGGACCGAACGAAACAGCAACGAATGTTGGACCAATCTCGAAAAAACTATAAACAACACATCTTCAAGACGCGAAAGCGTCTACGTTCTTTTCAATCGAAACCATCCAAAAACATTCTTCGAGCCAAGCGTCTTTATCATCTGGATTCAATTACACCGAACGCAGCATTGGCCAAAGCAACCGGTTGTCCGATCCGTGTTCTTCGAGACATTGTGAAAAAGGGGGAAGGTGCTTATTACTCATCGGGATCAAGACCCAATCAAACTGCTCAATCGTGGGCGTATGCGAGACTCGCCAGTGCCGTGACGGGAGGTAAAGCCTCGGTCGTCGATTATCATTTAATTTCTCAATGCGACCCTTTGAAACAAGCTTATCAGCTTGCGGCATAATTTTTTTCTATCCATTATTTCATGATGAAAATACATCGACGATATAAACCAGTGATTCCTCTCCATGTCTATATGACTTGGAAACAGAAGCCACTTCCCCCCTTGATGCAACAAAATATCCATCGATTGAGACAATTGAATCCAGAGTTTACGTTTCATGTTTATACCGATGAAGAATGTTTGGCCTTTATCCAGAAACATTTTACACCGGATGTGGCAGAGGCCTTCAATGCATTGCTTCCAGGTGCCTACAAGGCCGACTTGTGGAGACTGTGTATTCTCTACATTCACGGAGGCTACTACATGGACATTAAACTTTCCCCGATTAAACAGTTTCGATTGATTGAATTGTCGGAAGACGAGCATTTCGTATTGGACCGTCCAAAGCAGTCGTTGCATATTTACAACGCGTTGATGGTGTGTAAAGCCAACAATCCCTTTTTATTTCAGTGTATTCGACAAATCGTTCATCATGTAAAGATTCGATATTATGGCAATTCAATCTTATCTCCAACCGGTCCTGAATTATTGGGGCGTATTGCCTCTTCGCATAAACTGAATATCGACTTGATCTATCCATTGGCCTTTCCCGATCACATCATGTACAAGGGTGCCTTAATCTTAAGAAACTATCCCTATTACCGTAACGAACAGCGGCATCATGAATGTCTTGTAAACCAGCCCCATTATCAAACTGCATGGAACAATCGCCAAATCTATGCAAATTAAATAATATGAACAGTATGGCTACTTGTCCTTCGATGAGTTGTCCCGTGGCACTGAAACCAACCGAATTCCCCAAAAAATGCAATGCGTCCGATTACATTAAGGTGAAGAAAGACCGTGCCATGACGGTGAAATATATCACCACGGGATATCCTACGACGTATCCACATTACTCGTTTCGCAACGATATTCGTTGGGGAAGAGCCCTGAATACAATAGAACAGTGTGGTCCTTGTGAACTGGAGTGTGGTACGTGGTACGTGTGTAATCCCAAATCGAATGCCCTTGTGATTTAAATGCGGACATCTATAGCGTTTTAATGTAGCCAAGTATGCCATGGATGAAGCAACGATGCATTATCTCGTACGCGGTCGTGTCGATTATGTAAAACCGAAACAATCGTTTGACCCGGCCTATAAAATACGCATTTTAGAAATGACGGAACAATTGATGGATCATCAATGGAATGGTGCGATTCGGGATGCGTTTGAGGTCTATGTCTCGGAATGCATGACCCATTTTAAACGCCAAGAAATCAAACCGGTAGAGATTCCGGTGCTGGAATGTGACAAGATGTTGTACAAAAGGCTCAAGTTGGCGGAACCCAAACAAAAAAATATCAAGCAAATGTATGAAAGAACCCATTCCTGAGGTATGTGCGCCTTCCAAGTTCAAACGAACGTTTACGTGTTATTCCAAGAAAGAGTTGCGGTCGTTTAAACGGGAATACAATCGTACACATCATCAAAAAATTACCCAGAAAAAAACGGTTCGTATTTGGAAAGAGTTGATGGATGTGTTGAACTGCCAAAAGGAGTCGTGTATTGCAAAGCGTTTGAATATCACCACGAAACGATTTGCACCCAAACATCCATCCGAGTGGGACAAAAATCCTACAGAGTGGTTATCCAGCAACGAGATTACCGATGTATTGAGACAATATGAACGAGCCTATCCTGAATTCAAATACATTGGTCCTTCTCCCGCAGATTTTTATTTCCGTGAAAATGGTACGTGTGTATGGGAAGAACTGTGTCGATTCAATGTACACAACATGGCACAAGAAAAGACCAAGGTAGGTATTATTTTCAATTTGGACACGCATGAGGGAGGAGGCACACATTGGGTGGCCGTGTTTATGGATTTGGTCAAGAAAATAATGTATTATTTTGATTCGACGGGGGTGGAGATGAAAGAGGAACCTCACATTTACAAGTTTTACGAGAAAGTGAAAGGGCAAGATCCGGAGTATCGATTGCTAGAGAATCATCCCGTAGAACATCAATTTGGAAATACAGAATGCGGTATCTATGTACTCTTTTTCACCATTCTGATGATTCGAACGGGTAATTTTGCCTTGTTTAAAAACAAACAAGTGTTTTCAGACAAGGCAATGGTTCGTCTTCGCAAAAAGTTATTTAATTGATACCAAGTATGCTCCGAACAATACGATGACGATGCCAAGGATTTGAATGGGTTTCAACACTTGTTTAAACACTGCCCATCCCATGACAATAATGATGACATCACTGACGTTGGATGCAATGATGTTGGTAATGGCCAAACTATTCGAGACCGTCAGAATTTCGTGTACCAAATACCCAAACACCGCATAACAAGCTATACCTATCGATAGATAGAGGACATTGGGTTTATGTACAGATAATTGGAAGAGATATTGGGCGAGTATCTTGACAGCGGAAATGGCAAACACAATAAACGCAAGATAGAGTTCCATATTCTTTCCTACTAAAAAAAGCAAACCTCAGTTTGCCCGCACTTAATCGACGTACGTCATGTTGGGCGCCTGCCCAAATGCGTTTACCGGCATAGCTTGCTAGGTGGTAAGCTTCGATTTTTGCGAAGTGCGCCGCCATTTCAGGCGACACGGTGTGAGTTACCGGAGCATTCTCAGCGCGAATCGCAGCGCGAGCAGCCTCAAGATCGTAAGTCTTAATCATAAACTTAATATCGTAAGTACCATCAGCAACGTGAGCAGCAAGGTAGTCCGTGAGATTCATCCTGTAAGTAGTCAATGTAGTCATTGTCTCTAGTTCATTTCATTTTTTTGCACTTCATAGGCGCGTACGGCGACTGCGCGTGAACATTCGCTTCAGGACTTGAGCACTATTTGTCTGTGTTCGCTTTATGCAATAAAAAAGGAGAGCGGTCTAGCCGTTCATCCATTGGATCTGGTGCGAATACCATTTCCAGTAGTTGTCTGCATACATCCCGTCTTTGGGAGGGATGAGTGGGGGTCGACGATTCGCGTGGACATGGAAGGTCGGTGCTTTCATCAGCCACATTCTTCCATACAACGTCCATTCGGTCACTTCGTCAAAAGCTTCTTGCGAAGACGCCCAACCACGTTGACGTTGTTTGGCTACAAGTGACTCAGAGACATGTCGATTGTGCCCTTGAATGATTCCGGCCACGTGTATTTGGCAAATACGCCAGTTTTCGTAAACAGCCATCGTTCTCGGAAGGCAGATCTGGATTAAAAATCCTCTACGTTCAAATACATAGTGAAACCATTTCAATTTTACAACCCACTTAAAAATGGGATCAACTAGCTACTTTCGTAACTCATATGGCTGTGCGTTTTAACAAATTCCCTTGCCATTTCTTCGGTATTGAAGTAGAAAAATACTGCAGAACTTAAACGTGCGTTCGAGTAATGTACCCGGTGCACTTTAAGCAATCGCGAGTATGTATAGTATAATCCGGAACGGTAATTGGGTATTGCGTTGTCCATGTTGTCAGTGTTGTAATCGTATATTTACGAACTATTCTTTTCAATTTTATATAAAAAAAAGGGTCAGAATTAATCCGACAGGCATAACGCATTAAACATCTGGTGAAGTTCTTCTCCCCGAATGGACGGCCAATGGCACGTTATTTTATCGGCAAAGGTGACTTTCTTGACGCACTCCGGGTCGCATTTCTTGCAGAGGTGCGGCTTGGCGAAATGTTCATTCGGCTGGAAAATTCCAGTCGGTTGGACATCCATTAGGACGCAGCGTGTGCAGAAAGAATAATGCGACATTGGTATGTTTTTGTACTATTGTATATTCCGTGAAATTATTTCAATTTTATAAAAAAATGGTGTTCACCACCGAATTGCGATTTATGACAACTTTACCGTGATTCTATACATATGGCCATTCTCGACCAATGCGTGCAAATGATCCAAGGTTCTCGCACATTCTTCCGTCTTTTCGATAACCATTCTGGAGAATTCAGTACTGCCCTCATAGTAGATAAAGGTCAGTTTCAATGAATGTCCAGAGATGTTGGTGTTCACGTTGTCAGTGTTGTAATCGTATATTTCATATTTAGTTTACATAAAAAAGTGGATTCTTCAGAGACCCCATCCGGCAGGAAGTGCGCGAGAGTACGGATTAATTACTTCGCGCTCCAATACAGGCGCGCATAGCGCCAGGGCACGGACAATTTCCTCTTCTGAACAGTCCATCATAGGGAGGTGTTTCTGAATACAATCCATTGCCATACTGGGGGGAATTGTGGTATTCTCAATACCACAAGTTGCATCCCACAATCTTCGTATTCCAAGACAGGGGGCACGTGGCACACATTGCAGATGTCGTGATTTTTGTCGTCGAAATCTTGATTCGACTTGACGTTCAGTGACCCGCATTTACGGCAGTATTCGTACATCTTGTGGATACGTTGTACTATGGTACTATTCCGTGAAATTATTTCAATTTTATCGGTGATTTCAAAAACTTGATTTTTGTGAATTTTCAAAACTATTCCAGAAATTCATTTTTGCAAGAAACATTTTTAATTTTTGGATATACTTTTGAAAATACAGAAAGGTGACCATACATCGTCACAATTTTAAATAAATGCATTTTCGATAAGAATTTAAATACTACTTTTCTATTTCCATAATGGAAATGAAAAAGGAGCACAAAAAATTTGAGTGTAAATCGTGTGACTATGTATGTAGCAGAAAATTTAATTATGACAAACATATTTTGACACTGAAACACAAAAGTTCCATTTTGGAAATGAAAAAAGAGCAACCACTTTCCTGCTCGAATTGTGGGAAGGAATACAAGACCACTTCCGGGAAATGGAAACACGAGAAAACGTGTAAAGTAGCAACACGAGCATCCATCATGAATGTCTTGACGGCAAACAAAGAATTGAGTCAATTGCTTGTGAAGCATCAAGTGGAACATCAGCAAACTCAGGAAAGATTGTTGGATCACATCAAAGAACAACAAAAACAAATCAAAGAGTTGATTCCTCGAATTGGGAATGTGACGAATCAGTTCAACATTACGGTGTTTTTGAACGACCAATGCAAAGAGGCTGTGAATTGGGATGATTTTTTACGTACCCTTCAAATATGTGATCCTGCGCCTGAAAGCGTGATGAAATTGATTTGCGATGGGATTGAAGATTTGGGTATGTACAAACGTCCGATTCATTGTATTGATGCGAAACGGAATCGGATGTGTATTCGAAATGAAAATGTATGGCAACAGGAAACGACCAAGGTGCAAGAAACGATTCGTCAATCCAATCGTATTTTGCAAGAGAAATGTATTGGGTTGCTGAAACAATGGGAAGAAGAGCATCCCGAATGGCATACGAGTGAAGTGGATACGGAAGCGTATATGGATTTCGTGAATAATGTCATGACGGAGATTGATCCCAAAAAATGTTCACACGAACTAGCCGGTAAAATCCATATTGAGTGAATCCATCAGGGCAATGTAAGCTTCTTCTTGGTTATCGGTAGCGGTTTCAAACGCGTGTTTGAATGTGCGAAATTCAGTCCAATCTTGGGTATCCTCGTGCCACTTGCTGTGGTCATAGAAGGCCTCTGCAACTGGAGAAAATGCAATGTCTGCTTCCACGTGAGGTATTTCGTAGGTCTCTCGACCGAGAAGCTCCGCGAGCTTTTCCATCGCAGTTTTGTATTCCATTTTTGTATGGTTTCTCCGATGAATTTAAGGTGTTTCAATTATATCTTCGTAAATGGTAGGTAAATAATTGTAAAATTTCATTTGTCGTCTTTGTGCTCGATATTGATACAAGAGTTGATAGATACGCCTTTGTACGCGAATGTCTAAATGATTCATATAGATACGGATGAAATTTAGTCTAGAACAGTAAGTTTTTTTTGAAAAGAAGAGGTATGAGTATCTGTTTGTGTATGATTGTGAAGAATGAATCCAAGATGATTGAAACGACGCTTGCCCATTTATGTGAACGTATTCCTTTTGCCTATTGGGTCATTTCGGATACGGGTTCCACCGACCATACGAGAGAGTTGATTCGGGCATTTTTTCAGAATCGAATTCCTGGTGAATTGGTGGAGCATGAATGGAGGGACTTTGCCTATAACCGCACCAAGGCATTGGAATGTGCGTATCAAAAAACCGATTATGTGATGGTCTTTGATGCAGACGATGCGATTGTCGGTACACTTACCCTTCCACCCTTGAAGGAGGACCGGTATATGGCGACGTTTGGGACGACGGAATCGTACCTTCGTCCGTTGTTGCTTACCAATCGTAAGATTTGGACGTACAAAGGGGTTCTTCACGAATATGTAGATGCACCAGAGATACGTACCACGGGAATGTTAACGGGCAACTATTACATCCATTCGGGGCGAACGGGTGCGCGAAATCAAAACAAACAAAAATACCAAGAGGATGCCCTTTTACTAGAAAAGGCCTATCAAACCGAACTGGACGAGTCTCTGAAAGACCGGTATGCGTTTTATTGTGCACAGAGTCATATGGATGCCAAACAAGTGAACCCGGCCGTGGAGTGGTACCATACTTGTTTACAACGGAATGGATGGACCCAAGAAAAATATTATGCCAGTTTACAATTGGGGAAATTGTATGCTTTTCAAAAGAAAAAGGAACAGGCGATGGAAGTGTGGCGTAATTCGGTGTTGTATGATCCAGAACGAATTGAGGGACTGGTGATGGCCGCAATCTATGCTCAATTGCACGGAGACCATGCCTTGGTGAATGCCTTGTATCATCGATGCAAAGGATACAAACGACCTTCTCGTAAATTATTTTTGCAAAACCAGTTGTACGAGTATGAAATCGAGTATTTGAACTCCAAGAGTGCTTATTTCGTAAAAGATTTCGAGAGTGGGTATCAATGTTGTAAAACCATTATTTTGTACCATCGTAACAAGGAGAGAATGGTGCATGGGATACGAACCTTGAAGCTCTACCAAGAACAATTGAAACGAGATGTGGAATTTACGACATTGCTGAAAACCAAAATGCCCGAGTCTTGGATGCAGTTCTAAAATTGCTGGCAGTTTAAAAAAATGTGACGCTGTTCACTCGTCACTCGAGTCACTGACACTCAATGTATCAGTGTCGGATGTCGATATTAAGGTATCGAGTTCCCTGCGGAGCCGTAGCTCGTCGTGCAGAGAATCCATAAAGTCAGTGAACATCTTTCCCCGTTCTTCCAAATCACACGCAGGATTATCACGGGCGTTGATGTAGATGGTGAGAAACGTTCGGTGTTTCTGTTTGGATTCTAGGTAATTGCGAAGGGCAATCGCCACTTGGTCTGCCTCAGGAGAAGAAAGACCAATCTCGAGGTCAGACCAATAATGACGTGTTGTCGCATCGAGAGCCTTGTTGTAGTCCTCCATGAACCGTAGTGGCAAGGAAACTTCTCGTTCGGGGGCCATGATTCGTCTATGCATAAAACCATTCCCCTACAACCAGTTCAATTTTATTACCTCGGATCGAATATTGATCTGACTATTTTCCAAACGCCGATAAATCGATACTGCCTATCTCGAGTGCTTATAATATTCATATACCGTACCTAGGTGGAACAATGGGATATTGACAGTTGGGGATGATCTGAATTATGAAGGTCCGGAACTAGAGGCATTCCACTAAAAGAAAATGAAAACACGATTATTGGGAACGATTTGATGTTTCGGATGTACCTCCGAATAATGCAGCGGCATTTACGATCGCTCAAAGTGTTTATCTTTTGCGACTCGATGGAACATCGAGAATATACGACGCTTTTAGGTTGAGCATTAGAATGGCTTCTGCTCAATATGAGGACCAAATTGCAAACGGCAAAATTGTAGTCAAAGGTGCCGATGTAACTCACAGTGTCAATGTTATACTATGCTCAACTTCACGCAGACAGATTACGACCGTAGATCCGCGCTGGGTACCGGAGACCCATGCGCCACAGGCAAGGGATGACTATGAACCGATGCCGATTGGACAGGGCAAACGTAGACGTAAAACTCGTCAGTGACGGCGTTTGAGGAATTGTGTTGTAAAAAGGATGTCTGCAATTGCACCCGTGACAGAGAAAAGGAATAAGATGTATTCTAAGGGTGTTTTGTGTTCGATCTGGTAAAAATAAATACTTGCTAAGATAAAAAGGGAAATCGCGAGAATATCGCCGTAATGACTAAGCATAGTCATTATGGATATAAAATTGAATCATTCCGTATCTGGCTTTGAAAAAAAAGCTATGAGTCCACAGAAATGTATCATCGTGAACCAACAAGTGGTGTGTGTGAGCCGTGACACGTGTTCGATGATACACCTACGTAGATACAAGCCGCACTCGCTTGAAGGTATACCACGTGTGACTCTTAAACCTCTACTAGCTCAGACACTTGCATTTGACCTATTAAATGGTCGAAAAACAATTGAAGAAGTGCTTGCAATCGCATATTGCATAGGATTACAGAATTGATAGGATAATTTTTTTATATGTTTGCGACAAGCACTTTCGTGAAAAAAATCAGATGTTTAGAGCATTTTTAACGCGTGTTGTTTCAACTGTTTCAATTGGTCCCGTCGTTCTTTCAGAAGGGGCTTTAGTTTGCGAATCATTTCGTGCCATTGGTCTTTTACAATCATCTCGCGAATAATGCTGTATTCTTCGGGAGGCAAATGACGGTTGGGCGAACAGACCACGCAATTTAGGTCCTCTTTCATGCACGCGATACATGTGACCGTGTCATACTTCCACCATTCCAACGTGTCTACCCACATACCTCGACGGTACACTTCGGTGAGATACATTTGAATAAGGTGGTTTTTGTCCAAGGGAAGTTGAATGGGATGGTTCATGACAATTTCGAGGGCATCGTAGAGGTTTTCCAAGGTTGCATTTTTCAAGGCAAAGCAATCGTCAAACAGGTCTGGTGAAATTTGTGCGTAATGCACGTGTATACGGTCAATTTCCTCAAGGTGACGCTTGTCCAAGTCGCAATAGATGGAGGTCAATTGCTTCATTTCCGCGCGTACAGCTTCAAGATCTGCAAGATGAAGTTGGGTCAGGTCGAACATGTCAGTCCGCATATTGGACACTTCTTTCAAATGGTGTTCGGATAGATTACACATTTCTTCGCGTAACGAATCCATTTCCGTTTCCTGTCGAACCCGTTTGTAAAACAGCATCATTGCGCATACCGCAGCAGATAACATCAACACCTCCATTTTATATGCACGTGTGGATAAGGTGAAATGGTTTCAATTTAGTTAAAAAAAATGAATGGATTTAGACTCTATCTCATTGACAAAATGACTTTCAAGGATTGGTTGAATAGCTGGGCACAATACGGACGGCTTCGAATGCTTCAAGTATATGAACCCTATGGACTAGACCATCATCCATCGTATCGATGGAATTTGAAATATTAAGCTTTGCGGGTTTTGCGTGGTTTAAGAAAGGCGCGTATTTCGCGGCGACGGTCCAGAAGAAACTGCACAATCTCTCTGTAAAATTCCCTGAATTGGTCGGTGTTTTCCAGTTCTTTCACGGAAAACCATTTGAGTTCCGTCTTTTCAAAAAGAGAATATTTTTTCAATTCTTCCGTGGGTACTTTCGAATGAATAAATTGATGCGAGGCATTAAAGTATTTCACGAGAGATTCGTCGTAGGCGATGGGAAGGATATGAATGTGATATTTGTGTTTTTCGTAGACATACTTGAGACATCCCGTTTTTTGAATCTGTTTACGAAGTTGAGTTTCATTTCCTAGAAAGCCAGTGATTTCTTCGGCAAATTCTCGGATGCCTGCATCCAAAATAGATTCATTGGGTTCTACTCGTCCACCGAAATCTGAGAACCCAGGCATGCTATCACGTTCGACTTCTTTGCCGAATAAAAAGTAGAGTTCTCCTCGATGGATGGCAACCGGTAAAAACGAGGATGCAACCATTGTATATACGGTATATTATTGGCCGTGCTCAATTGAAAAAAAAAATGACAAGGTTTAACCACTTAAGATAAGGATAAAAGATGAATACCAACGATTTGACGGTGTATGATGAATTGCCCATTGAACTGAAGCGCTACATTCTGGATTTTATATACCTGACGAGGTTGGATTGGAAAACCTGTCGACTTACGGAATCCGAAGGAATCAAGCAACTTGCCAAACTATTCACGCACGACCAAGTGTTGGCCAATGGTAGTTGGAAGATAGATAAACAAAATCCCGACTTTTATTACCGGTTGTTGTATGGACGAGTGGACCGTAAGAAAGAACGGGATGCATTGTTTCCACGTAAATATTTGCGATTGACCGTCTGGAACATATTCTAACCGTTGGAACGGATCGTTAAAAATTAGAGACCATTTATTTTAAAGCCCTTATAGTATGAAACCCGCATTTGAACTCTCGCTCCCGGCACATATAAAGGCTAAAATGATAGATAAAGCTCCAAAGCTAACTGAAATGCTAGATCAAGCTCCAATGCTAGATCCAAAAGTGAAAGATTAAAAAAGACCGTTAGCCGAATTACCGGCACATATCATTAGGACTGAACCCAAACGGCTAGAGTATGACAAAGCATTTACTTATGGAAGTAAAGTGATAAAAGATGGTGTCCACTTGTTTAAAAATATATCAACCGTCCATAAGATCAACACCGAAATTGTAAAGACCTATGTTTACTCCACTAGATCATGCAAGTGTTGAAGAGACCCGAGAGTTTTTACGCCGTTTTGTAGAAAATGAAGTTCACTGGCAAGAAAGGACATACGATTTTTTACAGGGTAAAGAACTGGACGGAATTCATGTGATTACACCTAAAGTATTATCGGTATCTTTTTATGAAGACGTTCAATCTGAAATAACTGCTAAAGCTGAAATAACGATGGAATACATTCCCGTTACACCCGAAAAAGTAGACCGTGAAGTCATGTATAAAATAGACAAATGGTTGCAGAGTGCTTGAATTTGGCACAATGATATTCATATCGGAAACATAAAAAACACCACGGATGAACGTATAGCCATATTTGATTATGGTTCAAGTGATCCTGAAGCTGGATCGAAAATTGGTGGTAAACGGAAAAGGACTCGTAGGCGCCACATTAAAAGGTTGATACCACGCACGACCAGAAAAGGACGAATCTACATTTAGTTTTTTCGTCGTGTTTTGTTATGGGACGTTTTTCGTTTTGTTTGAATAGATAAGATACCCGGCGTCCAAGGCAATGGGTCTGCGGTGAACTTGCGCCAAAAGAAAGATTCCTTGTGTAGAGCCGTCTCTATTTCTTCCGTCGTAATGGTCGTATACGTTTTTGGATTTTTTCCAATCTCTGCCTGTAAGGCTTTATTCCGTCGATACAAATCTTCCTCGAACGGACTGTTGCCCAACGTCTTATTTTCTTCTTTGAGTTGCTCCACTCGTTCGGTGGTATCTTCCCAATTGTCGTAGGTGATTTCAAAGGGCTTGACAAAGTCTACATTGGGTTGGATTCCAATGGAAGAGAGAAAAAACTCGTCGCCTACGTGCATCCGATGAAAGAATTCAAGGTATGGACTTTGGAGTAATTTATTCACGTGATACCGAGACAAACACATTCGCGCATAATGTTTTTGAAAAGGAATGGCTTGATAATGAGGTTGGGTTTCAATCCGTTCTTTACGGTCATACTGGCTAAGCCGCATAAATTTGACATACGAGGTCCGCTCGTCATCCAAAAAAGAATAAAATCGGTCAAATTGTTTCAGTGGGATACACGACTCGCTAATCGTGACAAAATGGATATTGTCTGGGTCTTTCATTGCTTCTCGAAATAAACATTCGTAGGCTTGAGTAATGTATCCCCACCCGGTATCGACACGTTTCGGGATAAGTGCGTCTTGTAGCCAGGGGGTTTTGACCTTTTCCGCAAACTTGGGGTGACTGTAGACACTGTATTTCCCTTTGAATCCTTCAAAATACCGTGTCCATACGTCTGGATGGTTCACATCCCCGATGGTCAAGAATAAAAAGGCGATTTTAGGTTTCTTGTACTCATACACCATGTCTAGTTTTAGTGGTCCAGAGTAGGGAAACGGTTGGATAGAACGTGAGTGTTTCTCTGGCATGACAAGAACTTTTTGCCATAAATAGGTGGGTATACGGTCGAGTACTTCACGAATGGACCGTTGAAGGTTTGAGAATAAGGTATGATAGATTCGCAAGGAACGCTTCAAGAGTTTGTCCGGAATCGGTTTGACCATCGTGATCAAGATGAGGTCGGTATCTTCAGGAATGGTCTCGCTTTTGTCTCCAAAGATTTGAACTGTCAGTGTTTTCTTAGGCACGTGGGCCGGAGTAAAATAGGGTGTGGTCTTTCGCAAGAAAAACGAACCTTTCATGCGTTCCTTGTCTCCTTCTAGAAGTGCCCCGTACGTCACGGGATGTTTTTGGATACCGTGGTCTAACCAATCGACGTAGATGGTCTTTTTGTCTACATAGGTATACGCGGGTTGTAGAAACTTGAGACAACTTAAAAAATACAATTCGTCTACTGCACCGCGTGTTTTGTAAGGAAAGTTTTCCAAGTAGACATCGTAGTCTTGATGACGGGTTAGAATAAGTTCCACGTCGGGTCGAGTGAGGCACCACCATTGACTGGCCTTCCATTCCGTATTTGTATTTTCCATAAGGTGGAACATGGATTTGGTCAATCCTTTGACCAAGGCATTGTAGGAGACGAGAGGATAGGCGTCGTGGGACAACAACATGAACCATTGGTGCTGGTTCTCATACGCGACTCGTAAAAGTTCAAGCGTTGCGTCCACGATGCTGCGTTTACCCCATTCGGTTGGTACGGATAGTACGGTATAGGAACGTGACGAGAGGGGTTCTTTGGTGTTGAGATATACGGGTTTCCCTTTCAACCAGTTTTTTGTTTTTTCGTGAATGATACCCTCATAGGTTAAACAAAGGAATGCAATATCCATAATGTATACTACATAAAATATCAACCCATTTTGTTCACGATGGATCTAAAATCCGTCTTATCTACCACTGCTTTTGCAATTTCATCGTCGCGTAACCCTTGTCCGATTTCGTATATTGTTTTTTCCTCTTGAACTTGCAATTCGGTCAGTTGCTTCATTTGCTCCGTGAGATTGTCCATGTTGAGTTGGAGCGAACGAATCGTCTGTTGGTGTTGGTGGACGGCTTTGACACGATGCGGCTCCGGGTCATTCTTGATTTGGATGAACATTTTCTTTGCCAAAATATCGATTAAGTTTTGCTTGAGTTGTCGTAGTTCATCGTCTTCTGGGAGTTCCGTTTTACGTGGTCTACCGCGCTTTTTGAACATGTGGTCAGGGTTTTCTTGGAGGATTTCTTCTCGTTTCTTTTGACGAGCAGCCAAATTGTTCTTTGAGGATTGTTCATTAAACTTTTTCCGCCATGCTTCATCTTGATGCAGTTTGGCATACAGTTCACGTTGAGACTTGTTATAGTCCTCGCGATTTTTTGCCCGGTACTTTTGTTGGGCAATCCGGTGTGCATCCGTATAGTATTTCGGCGTTGGCTTTTCCGGAATTTCCATTATGTAGACTATACATAAGTGTTTATACTATATTTATAATATTATATTTGTAAGAATAATCTTGTCCATGAATATGGAAGGAAAAAGTTGGTCCGACATTGCGAAACACTCCGCGATGATTATATTAACGGGTATAGCCGTCTGTTTGGTGTTTTATTACATCAGCGGTGCAGCATAGGGTACGATGGCTGATAGGACGGAGTTTGGATAGATGGTGTCTGAGTCTGTGATTTATCCAACACCAAGGCTACGAGACCAAACATTACGATAAAAGGTAAGAAGACGAGAATCCAAGAAATCGTAGGGTATCCTTTCTCACATAACAAGTTTAAGATCCATGTCCAAAGAATGGCGTAGATACCTTTGGCAATGAGCGACTTGCTAATACTACCCATTAAACCTGCAAGAATGCTGAGACATGCCAATACAAAGTATACCATTGCGGGAGTACAAAGCATACTATTATGACTATTTTTTTCCTTGACCATTTGACTGTACCGATATAAAATATTTGTAAAGGTATGTCTGACCGTTATGACTATTACTTGGCACTAGTGAAACGAAATGGGTTGGCGTTACAATTTATACCCGAAGGATTCATAGACGATGATATATGTTTAGAAGCCGTCAAACAAAATGGATTGGTGTTAGAAGATGTAAAAGATCAAACGTACGACATCTGTATGGCAGCCGTGACACAAAATGGGTTGGCGTTGCAATATGTAGACAAATCGACAGAGTATGCGCAAGACGTCTGTATGGCAGCCGTGAAACAAAATGGGTTTGCGTTACAATATGTAAAAGACCAAACGCACGACATTTGTCTGGAAGCCGTGAACCAAAATGGGGTGGCGGTACGAGGTCCAGGAGATGACCCTGTGGTGTTACAATACGTAAAAGACCAAACGCCCGACATCTGTATGGCAGCCGTGAAAAAAAATGGGATGATGTTACACTATGTCAACGACAATCTCCGAACACCCGACATCTGTATGGAAGCCGTGGTAAGAAATCCGATGGCGTTATTATACGTATCCCAAGAACGCCAGACTGAGGAGATGTGTATGGAAGCCGTGATAAGAAGACCGTCTGCGTTACTATACGTATCCGAAAAATACCAAACCCCTGAGATTTGTATTGCAGCCGTGAAAAAAAATGGGATGTTGTTACAATTTGTATATGAAACCCGCAAAACCATTGAGATTTGTATGGAAGCCGTGAACCAAAACAAAAAGGCAATGGAATTTATACCTCCCGGCGAGACCCGACAGGCGGTCATCGCTAGGTTTGGAGATAGGGCAAGGTTTGAGATGACCAGTACTACGGGTACTTCTCCAAATTTTCCCGCGGATGTATTAAATTCGGATCCTGAAAACCCGGGGTTAATCAACAAATTCCTCTCGGGAGGCCGAAAATCGCGAACCAAACGTTCTCGCAGACAACGAACGCGCAGACGCTAGAATAAAAACTGTTTTTGATGACTCACTTGACTGTAAATAATATTGAGTGAATTGTCCATACTTAGAATCGTCAATGCAATCCAAACCACCAGAAAGGGTTTGTATCGTCGATGCGTCAAATAGCCTCCTATTGCGAGTAGGGCCATGGTGATATACAAGGCATTGAGCCCTAACAAGAGGGATTCAATCATCTGTTTCAGACGCATCCCGGTATCGAAATCCCGATGTAAAAATTGGAAAAATACAGTACTGTGGGTTCCAGTGGGTTCAAAATAGTATTCGTAAAAGTTCATGGCTCCAAACCGATTCATCAATACGTCGAGTACGTGTTGTGGAAGAAGACACAATACAGGAATGGGAGACCAACATTTGAAACTGTAAAAGGGTTGGATTCGGATTTCTTCACGGACCATCCACGTTTTGGTTTCCCACATATGGTTGATCGCGTCGATGAGAGGCTTGTTTTCTGTGCTTTCAATGTACATGCCGCTTCTTGCAAATCGCATACCCACTTCAATGATGATGGTATCACGGTATTGTACGTTGAGTGGACCGGTGTACCCTGCCATATGTTTGTTGACCCATTGAACGACGTCGGAAGGAGGAACATTGTCGGTCGAAACGTGTTTCCATACGTCTGCAAACCCGTATTGTTTCTCCGAGTACACGTAGGTTAATTGGTAGACAATTTCACCGTTGACAAGGACAAAATCGGTCATGCCTTCTTTGGCATTGAGAAAGGTGGACCACATCATATTTTTTTTTCGAAAATGAGGTTCGAGGTCTTCGTAGGATTTGATTTTGTAACAGTCTTTACTGGAGGCGGTTTTATGTCCCCATCGAGGCTTGATAAAGATGGGGTACGGAATATCGGTTTGTCCTCGAAGGTCTTCGAGTTCTCCGCTAGGGAGGTATTGAGATTGTACAATAAACAATTTGTCGTAAACTCGTTGGTGATGGGGATTGAGTTTATAGGCCTGAATGTCGAATTTGGGAATCGATTTGGATAATTTGTAAGGAAAGGTGGAGTAGGGGTTAAAAATCCGAAGCCATTTGGAATAGGTCGTATCCATTTTCTTGAGCTGACTCATACTTTAATTCAGAGATTAAAAGCATCTTAAACATTACTTAACGAATAGTATTTAAACATTTTCATCCATCCGATGGTATGGAGAACGAATTCATTAAAACGGACGATAAACTGATTCAAGTTCAACACATCCAATGGATGAAGAAGTTCACGGATTGCATGGAAGTGTGTACAAAATCGAATGGATGTACATTGTTTAAAGATACCCATCGTGTCTGTAAAGAGACGAGCCCAATCAGTTATCAAAAACTCAGTCATATGTGGGAACATAAATAGAGCTAAGTAAAGCTGTCGAAATAATCTATGATATGTATATGCCCAAATGTCCGAATGGTTCTAACAAGCAAGGAGAAGAATGTAAGTATAAACGACTTTCTTTGAAAAACGGTATTGATCATGAAGATATGATGAAAACATTGCGTTATGAAAATGAGCCTTATTATGATAAATATATTGAATACATTCAACATCACACGATTCACTTGAATTTGAAGGAAAGGGAACTCAATATGATGATTGCTTATTTATCTAGAAAACTTGTTATTTGGGTATATCCTTTGAAAAACCGAATTGTATCTATCGAAAGGTCCAATTGACCCCATCCCAAATGAAACCCTATCAATATTCATTACATTCGAACGGATTTACGGGTGAATCTTTACAATCCACCCTGTATTGTTGTTGTTCGGATGTAGATGTGGATTTTCCAATTAAAAGTTCCGATTGTAGTCATTCTTCCCTCGTACAATTGTTTGGGATTGAACAATACCATTTGCTAGATTATTTGAATGTGAATAAAATTCGCGTATTCTCGCAAACAAAAGCAGGGATTCATTCTACCCGTGAATTACAACAATACGCGCAAGTTCTAAAATCCTATCCGCGCCTACAATCCAAATGTATCATTATGTCCTCCATGATGTTGTATGCAATTGGAACAACCACCGCGATGGATGTGGACACCCTTGTATCGAATCGTCATGAGGATTGTGATCCGTTAATTCAATCCTTAGAGAAGAAGGGTATAGATGTCAAGGTATTACGAAAGGATGAGCATTGGGAAGAACATGGAAAAGTACTCGGCTGGATGAAAAAGTCATTTTCGACGGATTGGGTGAAAGCATCTGGGTATCACGAAATCAGTGATTTTTTTATGGATTCCAGATGTTTTTTTTACTTGCATGGATTGAAATACATATCCTTACCCATACAAATTCAACGTATCTACAAGCGTAATTCAGCAAACTCGTTTGTTGATTTAATTGCGATTCATTATAACAACTGTCCAGTTAAATTTCCGTGTATTCATCCACTCCAATTTAGACAAGGGAAATTGGACATTTTGGATCATGCTGCCTATCAAAAGATGATTCGTTCCATTCAAGAAAATTTAAAGGAGTGGCAATCGTTCTCACTCTCTATCTCGGACCTAAAAGAAATGTATCCGATGTGTCTGGTGAAGCCACATTCCAATTTAGACCATTTGTATGCCTATTTCATAAAGGTAATGGATATATACAAACAAATGTATCCATCTAGTTACACCTGTTTTATGGAAGTTGACTCTATTCCGAATCTACCGGTTGTGATTCTTCATACCATCAATCCATACGTACTAACCCATTCCCTTACCATAAAATCATTTTCTGTCGTGAAAGGAAATCCTATCCGGGTAACCTTAGGGAACACCTATGAGGTTCCAATCAACGTACATCTGAATGGTTACAAGTTATATGAAAGACATAAAATACTCGAATATTATGACGATACACTCGACCTAGATGAACTTCATATTGCGCGTCTATTTGCTACCTACGTATTCAAACGGTTCCCTTAAAGTCTAATCTATACGTATGTATACTGCGATCATAGTAGAACCAAGAAAACATAAGGCGTTGTCGTTTGTTCTTCAAAATTTTTTAAAAAATCTTCTGAGTGGTCGTTTATTCTATTCCATGGGAACAATGTAGAGTATATCCGTGATATCTTAGATGAGATGGAAGAACGGTCGAGAATTACCTTGATAGACTTACACGTGGATAATCTCACGATTTGTCAATATAATGAGCTGTTTAAATGTGAAAGTTTTTATCATCATATACCGACCGAAACATTTTTAGTATTTCAAACGGATACAATGATATTCGAAAAACATCGTCATCTAATTTATGATTTTTTACAGTACGACTATGTAGTATCACCATGGAAGAAGACGTTTAAATTTGCAGAAAAATGTAATTATGTTGGAAACGGTGGATTATCACTTCGTAAAAAGTCGAAAATGTTGTCAATCCTACACACAGATATTCATACAGTTGAAAATGAGGATATATTTTTTTCAAGAAATCAGGAAGGTGTACAAAAACCGGACTATGAAATGGCGAAAAAGTTTTCAATGGAAACTGTATTTAGTGATATTACGTTTGGTTGTCACGCACCTTGGAAATGGCTTGATACTAATCTATTATATGCTGTGTATCCTGAAGTAAAACAATTGGTGGAGTTACAATACGTGGAATAACCGTACAACTCAGTTGGTTGCATAAAGGTAAAATGAAATACTATCGTATGATTCCTTTAGAAATACAACAGTATATTTTAGACTTTATCCAACCCTATGTCACTCGAGAGGATTGGAGAACTTGTCGGAACGAAGAATCCGATGCTATCGGGCAATTGGTAAGATTGTTGCAATACGGCAAACCACGAAACCAGTTCTGGAGTGTACGGTACACAGATTGGTCCTTTTACGAAAAGATGCGATTCTCAAAGATGGAAATGGTGGAATGGGTACAAGTGTTCCCGTGCAAGAGTCTTACGTTTAGGCTACGCTATGGTTGAATACAGATAATGTAAGACTAATTTTTTATCATACACATCGACGTGTTTCACATCACAATTGTCACATTTATAGTCAAGTTTATAGACAGGGGTCGTTTTACTAGCAATGGATTTTTTTGTTTTTGTATCTATTTTTGTAAAGAACCCCTTTTCTTTAAAAATACGGGCTCCGATTCCTGATATTTTAGGTACGTTATCCCATATTTTTTTAAACTTTTTATCCTCTCTGTATAAATCTTGGAAAAGGTAGTTGTGTATAAAATACGTCTCCGGTTCATGGTGTGTCTGATAGTATTGAATCGTTAAACGACACCATTTTTTGATAATGTAGGATTTTTTTTCACTGTATAAAAACCACGTATTTAACATTAAATTCGGCCATGGTTTATCAAAGGCGAAAAACCCTTCACCTATGTAATCGGGTAACCATTCATTCAAAGGTCTGTTACAAAAAGTCGTTGCATCGGCCCAAACTCCGCCATATTTTTCCAAGAGTAAACAACGGATGATATCGGACAAATGAGTGAGTGATATGTTTTTTGTAGTGATGTCCAAATGCTTATCGAGATCTACATACTGACGATAATTCTCTTCGTCCAGTAATACAAGGTTCCAATCTGGATTGTAATATTTCCACGAATCCACACATTTTTTGACAATATCGGGAGCATTCTGAAATCCTTGAAACCATAACATGTATATCGTTTGAATCATACCCTTATAAAAGAATATAAAACCAGGACTTTTACGATTGTTCTCGCAACTCAGTTTACCATACAAAATTGAACGAAATCGAATTCAAACGATCATTAGGATGGATTATAGTTTGATGAATCGAAAGGCTTTAGTCGCGATTTGTCGAGAACGCGGGATCCGACACAGTAGACAGACCAAAGAGGATTTAATTCGGTGGATTCAGAATCCAGGAACACAACCTCCATTGGAGACCGAGGGGACTGGGAAAATATTTGAAATGGCGATATGTTGTGCCAATGATACCCCGTTCGTAGGTAAGTACAAGTATAGTATGGAAAAAGCAGAACGGTTAAGACCCCGACTTGCGAAATTATTTGAGTCACACAAATACATACATACGGCGGATAAGAATGGTCGTTTTGATTTCACATCTATCGACTCGCGTGATCATCTATCCGCAAAAACAAACAAGGACAAAGACAATGGTGTAGCCGTACAGGGAATTGGTCAAAGGAATCCAAAAGATTTCTGTGAGACGATAGGTATTCCGTACACGACGCTAAACGAATTGAAACGGTATATCCAATCCAACATTGTTATCATTCTTCCTGTGCTCGTCACCTATACGTTCGACTGTCCAATTCTATATCATAATGAAAAAGCCGATACGATACGTCACATTACTTTGACCACGCCGTTTGAATGGGAAAAATATGAATATACGTGGTCGCGTCCGTGGGACCAATGGACCAATTCGTCTACCTTGTACATTGAAAAACAAGGACTACTGGAGTTTCAGTTTCATTCCAAAAGTAGGACGAATATGGTCATCCGATGGAAGTTTGAAAAAATGTTACATTTCTTCAAACCCCATTTCAGTATCCTAGACGTTTAAATCAGTTTCATCACTTGTTCAAAATAGTCCGTGGAGATTTCACAACCTTTGAACTGGCGATTGGTATGTTTGCACGCAAGAGCCGTGGTACCTCCTCCTAAAAACGTATCCAAAACCACGTCGTTTTCATTGGAATGTTTTTGAATCAAGGCTTCGAACAGTTCTAAGCTTTTTTGGGTTGGATGAAACCGATTTTTTCCGCCTTGAAGGGGGAACCTGTAAATACCATTGTCGTATTTGCTATGAAAGGTAGGTTTCGTACCTTTTACGCCGACCAAGGCAATCTCGCGACAGTTGGTGAGGTAATTGACGCTAGAATTCAAGGGTTGTGGATTGGTTTTGATCCATTCGATCATACGAATTTGTTTGAATTTGTGTTTTTCCAGAAGGTCTTTCAGGTAAGATATTTTCCACAAGTCAAAGAAGAGGATCAACGTCCCACCTTTTTTTAGTTTGGCGTAGTATTGTCCGATGAATTGGTCGAGCAATTCCATGGAAAAGTCGCTGTCCCACGCACCATAATCGGTTTTCACACAATATTTCTTTCCGTAGAGTGAGCCATATCTCCTATAAAGGTCTTTCTTGTCATCGTTTAAAATCTCGTGTTCCACCTTGTAGGTTTCCCATTCGGCTTCGGTTTTGACAAATTCAACCTCATTCGCTTCGTTCTCTTTCACCTTGTTGTAGTGGGTATTCATGCCCGTTTCCCGCGAGATTATGTAGGGTGGATCGGTCAAGACTAGGTCAATCGACTGGTCTGGAAGGGTAGAAAGATAGTGGAATCCGTCCACATTTTGAATGTCCATTATATGATAGGTTCGGAAAAAGTATTCCCTATCAATTTTATATTATTTACACGTATATAAGGTTCGGCCCTTCCATCGACGAGAATGATGTTTTTTCATAGTCTTCCGAAAACTTCAACATCGACCTTTATAGCGTTGTATACGTAATTCAAGTTGATATTCATCTGGCGAAAAAAAAACGACTTACCGTCCTACGAAACTATCATAAGAATGTTGTTTTTCAATCAATTCACGACAACATTTTCGTGTTGCCTGGTTTATAAATAAAAAGGGAAATCACTGGGTTGCACACGATGTACGTCATCGGTTCAATGGCAGGTCCTTCGAAATCTGGATTTCTCATACTTGAAATCGAGGCGGAAGATATCCATATACGATATCAAAATTAAAAGATTGATATCACTTAATCAATTGTATTGAGAACATAATGTACTATTCTCTATTCTTGATGTAGATGCCATTCAACCGTGTGTCAACTGTAAGTTTTTCAAGAACAATGTTTGGACATCGTCGATATATGGGAAATGCACCCTGTATCCAAAACCCATCGAAGACAACGATTTTTTTGTCACGGGAAGAAAAACGAAGACAAAAATAGATTATAGATATTGTAGTGTAGCAAGAACAGTTGACTCAATGTGTGGAAAAGAGGGTAAATTTTATCAAAAGGTCCAATGAATGGTGTACAATTCGCCAACTTTACTCCATTTGGCCAAAATGGTGGGGTTCACCATATTTTTCATAATGTCTTCGGTTTTGTAGACGTTATTTTCCGCATCTAAATAATAAATGATGCCGTTGATGTCTTCGGCCCAAACTTCTTTTTGTTTAGATTTGCTGTCGTCTGCACTCATCAATCCGTGTGGAACACCCTTGCTATGTGTGCCACAACACGTATGACCGGATTTACGACGACGGGTACATTGGTCGTTCTTCGCACTTTTGGCGTTACATCGTTCTTCTGCGGGTACCGAATTCTTGGTTCTACGTCGTTTCACGAAATCCGCGCGTTCGAGAGGAATGGGTTGACATTGCTGTACCCATTCCATGGTTTCTTCCACGGTGTTTCCTTTGCGTATCTCTTCTAGAATACGCGTCTTGAATTCGGTAATGTTCTCGTTGAACTTTTGAAGGATACGTTTCTCCATTATGCAATGAATGAATGCCGAGAAACCAGCTTCAATTTAATTCGAAAAGAATATAAATGATGCGTGTAAACTAACGGAATGAACATCAATGCAATGAAAGACCGAATTGAACAAATGACGAAGAATTATCAGATTGAGATTGCTCGATTGTTGATAAATACGCACAACATTGCCTACGATGAAAACCAAAATGGATTGTTTATCAATATGGCTCAAATGACAGAGGAGGTAAAAACGTCCATGCAACAATTCATCGAGTATGTGGATTTGCAAGAACAACAGTTGAATGCAGATGAAACCGAAAAGGATGGACTTAAAGATATTTTCTTTAAAAAAGAGTAGTATGCATTCAAATTTTGTTTTCACCCAAACAAACTTTGAATCGTTGAAAGATCCAAAATGGACGGAGGCGCATTGGCGTATACAAAACCGCGTATGTTGGCATTATGGGGAACCCCAGACCATTATACACAATGGGTATCTTGTGAGCAACCCAGAAAAATACAAGGATTATTTCCATATTCTCCATCCAAAAAAGCCATTGTATGCCATGAACCATTACTCTGCGAATGAGTTGAAGACCATGGCACGCCAGTTAGGTGTGTTGGATACTGGTACACGGGCTGAATTGTATGCGAGGATTACGGAAACGGTTGCAGCATCTCGTGAATAAATCTTTATAAAGTTTGTCGACAATACGGACATAACGGTCGAACCAAAGGGAGACAACTTGTGCACAATAAATGGCCACACGAGGTTAGGTCAATACATTCTTCATAACATACACAACAGATGGAATCTTCGGTATGTTTTGTGACGGTGGTTGGTTTCACTGGATATTGGTTTGGATTATTTAGCACGGTATGAAGAGCCAGTTTACGAAGACGCACGCCTTTACCTCCACAACAACGTCCCAATGTACGAGGTAAGGTTCGGACAAATTGGTCGCATTCTTCGACCGTATTAAAATGCGTGTAGGTTTCATTCAAATCCATGTTCTGACGGTATGTCCATTCGATTATGGTTCAATTTTTAAAACAGGAAGAGCAAATGTAAAAAATGCATGGTTATCAGAATCGTTCATATGTCATTTAGGAGTATCGTTCGATTATTCTCGTTTTTCTACCTATTATGAATATGGCACGTTTGACAGAGAATTTGTCCTTTTGTTTTGTCATTGCATCCTTTAATAATAGTGCAAACATTGAAAGAAATTTGAATAGTGTAATAGAACAATCTTACCCTCATTGGCGTGTGCTTTATACGAATGATTGTTCCACAGATACCACCCACGAAATGTTTCACGCTCTATTAGAACAGCATCCTTTGAAAGACAAATTTACCTACATTCGTACAGATTCAAACAAAGGACAGATGCACAATAAATATCATATGTATTCACTGGTTCGGGATTTTGAGATCGTTTGTATACTAGATGGGGATGATTGGTTACTTCATCCGAATGTATTAGACATTTTGAAAGAACACTACATGACAACGGATACCAAATTATGTACTTCTAACTACCATACGTTTTTCAACAATCAAATCGTTCCCTATATGCCATCTTCTTCTTATCAAGAGGATGAAATTAAGCAAAAAAAGACTCGATACAATCCAAAATGGTTATTCAGACATTTAAAAACAGGTTATGGTATTTTATTCAAATCTATTCCGAAATCGTATCTTCAAATGAATGATCAATGGTTGACCCGTTGCACAGACTGTGCCGAAATGCACTCTGCGTGTGAATTCAGTAACGGAAAAACCACACAAATCGACAAACCCTTGTACGTCTACAACAAAGACAATTCCATTCTGTACCCTAATTCGTATTACAATAATGAAAAATCAAGGGAGGACGCACTCGAACGAATGGCCACAATGAATTTTATACAAAGTTTGCCTGCGTGCAACTATGAATGGCCGTTTACCTACATTATTAATTTGCCCAAGGATGTGCAACGCAAAAAAAATATGCAAATACAATTGGAATGGATGAAGAATAAAAGGTACACTTTTGTAAAAGGTGTAGATGGCACTGTGCTCAAGAGTAGATTGTATGATAGATATTTACGTCACATAGGTCAACCTGTTTCTACGAAACTCTATTATAATCCGGGTAAACAGCATATTACCAAAAAAAGCCTTGGATTATTATATAGTGTATTCATTGCGCTAAACCATTTTGTACATACAAACTTATCCCATATGGTTCTTTTCGAAGATGATGTATTTTCTCACAAAGAGTTACCCTATTATTTTTTCCTACACGAGAATCTACTCAAAGACAAGGATTTGGTATATTTAGGGTGTCATCACAACAAGGAGAAAATATATAGCTATGTCAATCCTCAAGATGTATTGACGGATATACAACAAGTTCCTTTTTTGATCTATGGAGGATATTCTATGATTCTGAGTAAAAAAATAGCCAGAACCATTCTATCGTTTGGATTGGAAGCGATTGTACGTTTGAATATGTCATGGGACCTCTTTCTAAATTATATAAGAGAACAGAATCAACACACGTTTTATTTGTATTTCAAAGAATTGTTTATCCCAAACGTATGCAAATATGGAGGGATCAATGAATTCAGAGACCAGACGTTTTACACTGAGCGAAATATCGACGTGAACCAATATCACACACAATGGACAAAATCCCCAAAACGGTTCTCAATGATCCTTGAATGAGTTTGAAAAAAGAATATAACCTTTTAGGTATGAAAGCGTTATTTGGAATGGAGGCCATGAGTTACAAGTCGGTCAAACCCGTTCAGGAAGACGTCTATACTCAAATAGACCAATATAAACTGGGTACGAAAAAGAAGCAGGCGTTGGCCTTGAAGATAGAAACCTTGGCGAATCAAATCCATTGTTTTCGATGTTTAGATACGCGTCAAGCGTGGGATGAATCTGAAAAAGGGTATTATAAAATGAGTTGTCCGGTTTGTCCAGATGAATCCATCAAGGACCGGTGGATTGAAGATTCGTGCACGAATGAAATGTATGGTGTTTCAGGCTATCGATTGTTTCATAAACGTAATTATTCAGGAGCTGAACGTTTCAAGGAACTTGAAAAAAAGGTCTTGTCCTTGGAACCAACCTATCAAACCACGGAAAAAAGTAAGGTCAGCTTTAAAAAAAGAACGACGGATGTAAAAGTAGAAGTGGGCAATATTGTACATCAATGCAAGGAAATCGTAGAGGCGTACGGTGGCAATGTGTTCGCCTTGGCCCATTTGCTTCGTTCGATTGAGATGAATCTATCCACCTGCGAACAAGATACCCATCAAGATCAAGTGTTGTGTGAAGAAATGGATGGACGTTATCTGTATGTCAAAGTCGAAAATCGTTCTACGATGAAAAAGGTATCTATGATTGGTGTATTTGCTTATCAGCAATATGACCTGGATGTGGATATTCATTTTTATGTATTGAAGCCAGATAATGAAACGGCGATTGAACAATGTAAAACCATCGTCAATCAAATTGCAAGACAAGATATGATTGACATTTACGACATTTTATCGATTAGTTCTTGAACCTGTAACAATAATGGGTACAATAGGGTCGAACTTGTTCACATAACTTGGGTTTATAGGTTCGTTCACATAGTTGTTCAACTAGTCGAATCGAGGATAAACAATCTTGTAACGTTTGTGTTTTGCGAAGAACGTCCATAAGTAACGATTTAAACTTTTTTGTCTAAATAGGTCCATTTGTCCGAGAAAAGGTACACGTTGGAATGCAAAATTCTACGATATTGCCAAAAAAATCAATACCTTGACTTGTGATTTGGATGGAGATTGAACTATCACACGGTCTCTATTGAATCGAGCAACATAATGGCCATCGCTGCATAATTGTGGAGGTCTAAAAGCGTATCGCGCAACCCTTCTTCATTCACCAAATGCACTCCGTTTCTCGTAATGGACATGAAACGATGTAGTTTGTCTTCCATACGCATCAAGACGCCGACGGTACCGTATTCAGCAAAAGCATCTCCATAATCTGCATTTTTTCGAATGAATAATTCGAGGGCCGTACCCTGAATCTGTTTCATTTGATCCACACGATTCATTGAGGCTATGTATAGGTTATGTTTAATATATAATATTGAAATCTGAACGTAAAATTGAAATGTTCTTGCTATTCATCTCTATAAAAGTTCCCAAATGGCTGAAGAACTATTTGACCGAAAAGGCACTCATCTGATAGATTATCTGAAAAGGATGATGGATATTCAACGCCCTTATTATCCTGAAAACCTTAAATATTATCAGATGCAGATTGATATCATTCAAGCGAATCCAGCTTGTTTTACAGTCACCAAGACCGACTATCAAGGTTGTGGTACCGGAATTCTACACGTTCATTTCTTCGAAACAGGGTACATTGTGGAATATAAACCTGGACAGTCTCGGTGGGAGGATGTCAATCATATCCAATATTACCCTCATACGTTCACCTCGGAAATGTTGTATGCAATCAAATATCTACAAATTGATTTGGAAGATTGTCATGAACTTAGACGTTTCAATGCAGGATTGAAGATATACAAGGAACATCCGGAGTGTTTCCATTTCAAACGCGAGGAAACCCAATCGTTAGAAGTAGAGCGTAAAATCCTGATGGAAGAAAGACAAGAACTTGAATCCCAAAAGAAGCAGCTTCGTTTGGAACGCGACGAATTCCAAAAGAACCTTCTGCAACATGAAGCCCTTAAGATGGAATCCGAACTGGATGAAATCATCTTGCTGAAACCGAGAGCTGAATCTTGATCTACAATTTTCAAAATATTCTATTTTTTGAAATGTTCTTTTCTAAATCATTGTCATCAAACCTATTTGTTCATACGTCTGTGTTTAAAATTGATGGGGAAATCGTTTACATAGACAACAAACATCATGGAATGGATTGAAATATCCTTTCTTGTTCTATGCCTATATATTGTGCGGACATATGAAATCGCATTCATCCAGGAGACAATGAAGGCGAACAAATCGTCACAAATACACATCTTTCCATTTATGAACCAGATGGGTAAAATGGATTTCTATGACGTGTCTTGTGATACAATTCATATCAATGTATTTCATCTTGTACCCCCAAGTCAATACTCTCATGGAGTGTTATCTATATCGTTCGGAGATAAAGTATTCTGTGATATAGAAGCGCTTGAGAAAAATATGGAGTTTTTAGAACAATTTAGACAGGTGAAAACCATACGCATAGATACAAGATTTCATTGTCAAGGTCGTAGACCATCACAGTTGCCTGATTTAGTAAAGGTCCTAAGGAATAAAGTGGAACATATTTGGTTTGTAGTGGATAGGCACGGGCATGACGCTGTTGAAATCATCAATAGCATTACCCGACTTTCTAAACTTGAAATTAAAAAAATTACATTCGAAACGGTAGGAATAGGACAATATGGACCTCCATATAACATTGTCCAGTTGAGAGAACGTTGGAGACATATTGAATTTGTTGAATCGACCAGCTAGGGAATTGCACATTAAAATTGAAATGATATTACTCTCGTGTGAAGATAGAAAAAGATGAACGCTCCAGGATACAAAAACGCTTACCTTGCCAACTTGAAGCAGGAGATCAAGAACAATCAAAAGAATCATCAAGCGAATGTATCCACGCCTGCTGTAAACCAATTTGTGGCTTCCGGAAACACGTACGTTGGATATATGCCAAAACCCGGTAAAAAATAAAACCCTTCCTTTTTTAGGTCAAGCGAGCACCGTTCCATCGCATCACAATCATTTGTTTGTTAGGCGTGTCCACGTAGATGTTCACAATGTTCAGTGAGGGATGGTCGTGTTGCAGTCGTCATGGATTCGAACCATAATGCCCTGTGGAGTAGTCCAACCTACGAAGCTTCCAATGACCAATACGGAAACACTTATACGGAATTACAGGGAACCGACAGCGCTGGATACTATGCGATTACCAGCACCATGCAAGACATTTATCTGAAAACGGCATCTGTGAAACTAAAAGACCAGTCCTGTCCCACTGGAACCCCCCAATTTATTGACCCTACGCTATTTGGCAATTATGACCAAGGAGAGGACTATTCCTCGGATGGAACCAATCAATGCGCCTTGTCGGTTCCTCCGCCCCAAGAACCCGATGCATACAAACAACAGAATCAGACCATGCTACAAGAGGGTAAAAAATACATTGAAAAGTACAATGCATTGTCTGTCCAAGGAGTTCAACAACAAAATGTAAAGGCTACTCAAGAAATGAAGACGAAAACGGGGGCATATACGAAAGTGCTTGGACAAATCAAACAAATGAAACCGTCCACGACACTCGGACAACAACAGACCGATATGGAAATCTTTGATCGACAGAACCAGACACAGGCCATATTATGGGGGGTGTTAGCCACGATCATTCTGGCCATGATTCTTTTGTGATCCAAATAAAATCGGTTAGAAATAATAAAAAAATTGATGTAAAAAAATCCCGAGACTATTAAGTAAAATGGATCTCACCGGCATGAACAAAACCCAGCTGCTGGAAAAGTGCAAAGAAATGGGGATCGCCAAATGCAGTTCCAAAAACAAAGCTCAGTTGATAGAATTGCTCCAGCCGAAAGAATTGCTCCAGCCGAAAGAATTGACCCAGCCGACAGTCATCCATGGAACAAGCCCTACGTTTATTGAGGTGTGCGCGGGTGGAGGCGGACTTAGCGCAGGCTTGATGAAGGCTGGTTTCACGCCTCTTCTGCTCAACGACAACAACCGTGATTGTTGCGAAACCTTGAAACAGAATCATCCGGGGACAAACGTCGTTGGCGGATCCATGGACAAGATTGATTATACACCTTATGTGGGCAAGGTGGATTTGTTTACAGGGGGAGTGCCCTGTCAATCGTTTTCACAGGCAGGATTACGAAAAGGGCTCGAAGATCCACGTGGAGACTTGATGATGAAGTTTATTGATATTTTACATTTGATTCAACCCAAAGTGTTTATGATTGAAAACGTCAAGGGACTCTTGACTCATGCGGGCGGAAAGACGATTGACCAAATCATCAACACTTTGAACCAACGGGATTTGTATCGCATTAGCTACAAGTGTTTAGATGCCTCGAAGTACGACGTTCCTCAGAAAAGGGAACGTGTCTTTATTGTGGGTGTATTGAAGACAATAGAACGCTCGTTTGAATTTCCAAAAGAAAGTGTGACCAAACGGGTGCTGAAGGATGTGTTGCGGGATGTTCCCTCGTCCAGTGGGGCGAAATACAACGAAGAAAAAATAAAGTTGTTTAAACAGATTCCTCAGGGTGGCTGCTGGGTTCATTTGCCGGAACCTTTACAGCGGGAGTACATGGGGAAAAGTTTTGAATCTGGTGGAGGAAAAAGAGGTATCTTGTATCGACTCTCCATGGAAAAGCCTTCCTTGACGCTACTCTGCACCCCTTCGCAAAAACAAACAGAACGGTGCCATCCGTTAGAGGAACGACCTCTCACGGTTCGCGAATATGCCCGGATTCAAACGTTTGAAGATAGTTATTCCTTTGTAGGAAGTATGAATTCTCAATACAAACAGATTGGCAATGCGGTTCCAGTGGAATTGGCTGCGCATATGGGACGTGCCTTAATCCAACTCATATAGCGTGTCTCGGACACATTCAAGAACCTTATCTCGGTCTTCTCCCAGAACAAGGGTGAGCACTTCATAACCTACATATTGCTCCAATTCAACGCCATCGTGTATGAATTTCTTTACAGAACCGTCTCGTGTTTTTTGTTCGGTAGAATCGTTTAAGGTTGCATAAATACAAGTGTATTCTGGATTTTTCTTTTTAAACGCAGCCAGCTTGTCCAAGTTTGCTTTACGCGAAGAGGCATTATCCGTATTGGTTCGGTTTTTGAGCTCCATCGCAATTTTTCTAGAAGGATTCATCACGTCTAATCCGGACTCGTGACCTTGTTTTAAGTCAGACCATCCAGGATAACTGCCTAGGACGGTTTGCCAAAGTTCGCCTGTTTTCATTTTACGGTGCTTATCTTTCAAAACAATGAGTCGGTTCTCATTGGATTTTGGGGTACTGAGAAGATCAAAGGTAAAGTCTTCCTTGCATGGACGATTCATAATCTTTTTTATAGTTGCCCTTGTGCAGTCAAGGTATACTTCCAAGTTAAGGGTGGTTTCCGTTCTTTTTGAATACACGGGTTCCGCAGGTGCAGGTGCATCGTTCACGGGGTCCTCTTGAACTTGTCTCTGGTAGATGATTTTTGCCAACTCAAGGGCAGCCTTTTCTTGTTTGCCTACTTTGACAAACATGGAATGGGTCGAATACACTTCACACGGGACATAGGAGGGGTTCCCAATATTTCCAAATACCCGTGCCATCAGCTGGTAGGCTGACTCTGCGCACGTCATCGGGGAAAAGATGCCGTGTGTAAAGAGAAATCCTTGGTGTGTGTTCGCGGGAAGACTTTGAAAGGTGATCCCACGACCAATGCAATTATGACATGTAATCGCAAACGGGAATTGTTCCCAGTGGTTGTCGTGGTATAGTTTGGCTATCGTAGTACTGAGTTCTTCTTCTGACGAAATGTAAGGACGAAGGTCGATCGCCTTTTTGTCAGGAATCAGAATTTCTTTCCGTGAACCGTTGATGAGTACCACTACAAACCCTTTTTCGTATAAGGTAGTGGCGATTGCAAGATGGCTTTCTTTCACCGAATCTCCAGGTGCAAAGATCCGTACACCCGGTTTCACCAGTTCATATTGGTCTAGGACATATTCGACATACGCGAGAGTCGTTCCAACCACGTCCACTTCTACCTTGTCACAATCGCGTAGACAACGATAACACTCTGAATGAGTGTGTGCGTATCCAATAATGAATATGCGGTCGTACTGCTTGAAAATGATCTCGAACGTGGCACTGACCAAGTAAACCATAATAATCTTTGTATACAAGAGGAGATAATCGTGTTGTTTCCACAACTGAATACTCGCATCTGCCTCGTCGATCCAAATGTTTACCTTTTTGTTGAAATCATTACTTTTCTCTAATCGTGCAAGAACTTTGCATACGAGGGCCATTCTCACCGCATTTGCGCACAAAACAATCGTTTCAAGTCCGTCTAGAATTTTTACGAACAACTCTGCTTCGCTGCAGTTCGTTTTTTTTCCAGAGTGCCATGCGTATACGTCAGAGTCTTGAAATTGGGTACTTAATTCCATGTCCACACGTGTGGTTTGTTCCGCAAGGGTTATGTTATTGCTTGTAATGATAAAGTTGACTTCACCCGCACCAAACAATTCTGAGGCGCGCTTGTTGTAGATCATACGATCGTTCATTTTTCGGGGTTTTCCACTTTGTGCAGGAAGATACAAACCTTGAACTTTGCTTTGACTTGTCCCCATTGTAGCGTTTATGAAACGATTTTTATAGACTGGTTTCAATTTTATAGAAGTACCGACGATAAAATCGAGTGAAAAAGTTTATGTCCATTCTTCTTCGTAACACTTTAGTTCCACGCGTGCAGGCCTGCGTTTGGTTCTTGCCTTCGTTCATATTTGATAAAAAATCAATAGAAAGTCAATGACTATAAAATTGAAATTGGTTTATTTCATACAATGGTACCAAATGTTAAAGATGGAAAACGCCATATTTAAATTCTCCATTGCAGAACAGATTGTAAAAAAAATCAGAAATGAACTTTTGTCACTTGAAGCGAAACATACTGCGATACAAAAACGTCACGATGAGATTAGTAAAAAGACTCGGAGTTTATCTAATGCGTATAGTCTTGGGTTCAATCCATCTTTGATGCAAAAACTCGAACAAGAGATTAAAAGAACGAAAGAACAGTTATCCGATGCAGAAGAACGTCTATCCAAAGCTAGAGCCAGACTAGCGCTAGAAACCTTAAAGAGCCAGATTCGTATGGAACGTGATGCCCTTGTGGAAGAAAGACGAGAGCTTGAATCCCAAAAGAACCAGATTCGAATGGAACGTGAAGCACTTGAAAGATGAGAATGGAATCCGAACTGGATGAAATCATCTTGCTCAAACCTCGACTCAAATAATCTCGTCCGTTTTTTTTTCATCCAAACTTCGATAATATCGCGAGAACTCGATACGGATCTCAAAACGAAAACTTTAATCCGTGGATGCATTATATTTTTATGTATAGTTCTTGTATATGGATGTCGTACCGCCAACCCCATGGTATTCGAGTGGATACGTAAAATTAGCAGTGATTGGACTCGTTTGTGCTTTCATTTACATTCGTGTACGACCCTACATTTATCATTTGCTCGACGTGATTGAGACCATTCGACAAATGATGAATATGGTGTTGGCATTTACGGAAAATGTATCCAAAAAAGCAGTGGACCAAACTTCCGTCGGTGCAAAATTAGTGGTTAATAAATTAAGTAAACCAGTACCTAAGCCGGACGAAAGTGTCAACCAATCTAAAGGATATTGTTTTGTAGGTGAATGGAAAGGTGTTCGAAGTTGTGTAAAGGTAGACCGTACGCCGTGTGCCTCGAAACTCTACTCCACCGAACAACAATGTGTCAACCCTGAATTACGATGAACGTTTGTATTTGGCATACATCACGGATGGAATCAATTGTGTCTTGATACTGTCCATTTTACGACAACACTTGTTGATGGTGACACCACTGGTATCGCTGATCAGTTGAATATTCTTTTCCGTAATGTTTAAATCAAATTCTCTTGCGATGAAGAACATGATGCCTGCTGCCACGGATTGAGGCGTATTTTCAGGAATCAAATTGCCTCGTTCGATTTGCATCGCGATGAATTGGGCCAATTTGGTGAGCTCAGCATTCATGGACAATTGGCTACAGTATCGTTCGATAAAGGAACTGGGGTTGGTGGCGGCATATTTCAATTGATCCATCGGTGTGGCTTTTTCCATTTCATTGATGATGGTCATGGCGTTTTTGCATCCACGGGTTGCACTGGTGGTATCCAAATGAAACATACGAGCAATTTCTTTGGACGTTCGTGGATAATTTTCAATGCGACACGCAATGTAGATGGATGCCGCAATAATCCCATCCCGATTCAATCCACGAAAAGATTGTTTTTCCGAGATTTGTTTGTAATATTTACATGCTTCGTCTACAATCATCTTGGGGATACCGGCATTGGTTGCCATTAGAATAATTCGTTGAAAATCGTCATATCGTGCTTTTTCTTTGTAAGGCATGGAATGCCATTCGGTATATCGGGCAATTTTCCGCATATGAAAGGACGTGTTTCCGTTGCAAATGACTTTACATCCAATGGAGGATTCGGGTAGCAATGGATTGATGGGCATCCCACACCGAATGGGATTGGCGGAGAAAGATTCGTCGCCATAATATCGCCATTCTGCCGTCAAGTCAATCGCATCCATTCGTATCGCTCCACATCTACGATTCGAACAAACCAAGAACCCGTCCTCGGCTAATCGTACCGCACTTTTGCAATCGATACATTCCAATGGAGTGGTTTCTACTTCTGGTTTTGAAAAGGCTTCGTCGAATAACGTCCAAGCCTTTTCCATGGTTCAGACAAGGTAGGGTGAATCAAAAACATTCAATTTTTATCTATATAGGAGTATGTTTGATGAATCTTATTGCAATCAATTATTAGACGAAATGGCCCGTTCTTTTCATCATTCAACGTATGGTCCAGAACATATGAAAAGGGAGCCCTCTCGCAACGCAGCGAGGATACTCAGTAAAAAATTTATCCAATTGGCACAAATCCAAGTTGCCCTGAATCAGGTCATCCAAACCCCCCATTTAGAAGAATGTTTTCAGAAACTCACGGTTTTACAACAACCCTATTTACAAGAGGAATCTTTTTTGAACGAAATGAATTCTTTTTTTACGTCTGATTATGGCAATGATGATGCAAGAAACTATGCGATTGCGTTAAAACATTATATTGAACTGGTGCAGTTTGCTACGGTAGATTTTATGAAACTGAAAAAAGAGGTATTCGATACGGATGTACAAGAATGGAAAGTAAAGCAAGTGGATGCGTTTCGCCGAAGAACCCAACATAAGATTAAGGCATTTCTTAACGCCCAAAAAATACATTTTATGGAAGTCCTTCATCGTTTAGAAGTGTATCGAGAGAAACAACGATTTCATAAAATTGTTGATATTTTGGAATCCGAATAAATTAATATATAGGGAAAGAGTATGTCGTCCTACCTTTCTTCTTTACGCAAATCTTTCGGCCAAACCAAAAAGAAAAGTCGTCGTAGTCGTCCACGAGAGGGTGGTTCAGGGGGAATGTTGTCGAGGCGCGGTGGTAAATCACGGAGGTTCCGTGGAGGGACTGGGGGACGTCGTTAAGGAAGTTTGAAAAAAATATCATACTAACGAGAAGTCTAGTGTCGCCAGACCAGCAACCGTTCCACTTTCTTTTCGCCGTTGTCGATTTAGAGATTCATTTTGGTAGATTTATAATTGAATAATTATATGTCTCTAAACCAATCGAATTATGAGTTTCTTAACTGCATAAAAAAAGTTGACTTGAGTTAAATTAGGTATTTATGGTTTCTTCACGACCTTTTTCTTTCCTTTGACGGGTACTTCAGGAGCTTCCGATGCTTCAGCTGCGGAAGTTGTGATTGATACTTCGGAGTCAGGCTCGGCGGGTGCTGCATATTCTCGGTCGGGATCTTCCTCGTCCGATTCGACCAACGTTTCCTGTTTGACTTCATTCGCTTCTGTTTTCACGTCTTCCGTCAGAATGTGACAAACACCGTGTGTCAGTTGCAACTTGGGCTTGACAATCATTTGGAACGGTTTCCACGTGATTCCAAACTTTCCGCCTGCAAACCAAATCCCACCACACTGTAGGATGATTTTGGCTTCGGAACCCTTTGGAACCACGTCCATAATGTTGACCTCTTCTTTTGGAAACACCAATTCTCCTTTGACGTTGAAGATCTCAAACTTGAATTTGCCATCCCAGAAAGGGAGCTTGACTCGGAAAGTCGGGGACTTGGTGTAGTCTGGTTCTCCGGTAGCCTTGTCCTTTGGGTAACGAAGCATAGGTGTCCAGAAGGCTTCAACTACTTCTGCAGATTGGACTTTTCCAAACCACGCTTTGGAATTTGCACACGCCTGTTCTTTGACTAACGTTTCGAGTCGTTTGAGGTTGTCGAGGAATGCGCTTGCATCTGGATTGGCATATTCTGCTGATGGAAATTGTAGACTCATATCGTAGGTTTTTTTACCTGTACCGTCAAAATCGTTTTCATTGACGCCCCATGTCAACATCATTGGTGTACTTACTTTCAACCCACTTCTCGATTTGCTGAAAATCGGAATGTTCTTGCCACCGCTGGCATTCACTTTGGGGTTGCCAATGTTGATAGAGGTCGCGAGGTCATCAGACACACCGTTAAGAAAGAGAGACGACATTTTATGAGAACACTCTACTGATTTAAAATGAATCAATTTTTTGATAAATGATAGCGTGGTTTAGATGAAATTATATGTAAGACGTTTTAATTTTTCATATGACCAAATGCATTACGTTGGTTTCCTAGACAGGAGGGTTGTCCACGCAACGTATTGGCTTCGTTATACAGTTAATTTAAAAATTGATACCTACTATTCCTATTCGGTTATATAAGAATATGACTGAATACGTCTTGAATGTGGAGTGCACAGAAGTAAAGGTGGATCAAAATTATTCACATATTTCGACAACATTATTCTTCCAGATAGATGTACACGGTAATGTAACGATTAAAAAGCAATCCTATGATGTTCCGAGCTATAATAATCAGAATCCCGGAAGCTTTGCTCCAGAGGATATATTCATCCTTCATGACAACATTCCCATTCCAAAATACACGATTGAAGTATTCAAACAATTATTGCCCGTAGGATCGTCTCGACGCGCTGAATTATATTGGCCTCATTATTTGACTGTCATCGAAAGTATAAAAATCTGTAAACAAAAAATCAAAGAAGACCTAGAACAAGATAAACAGCTTGAATCAGAGAGAAGACGTCGAGATGTTCTACTTGAAGAAATCAAACAGTTGGAAACTCAATTAGAAAGTGCACGCCAAGCAGATGCATCTAAACGTAATGATTTAATTCGGGACAATGAAAAACTGAAAGCTGAAAACAAGCAATTGTGGGAAAGTATTGAAAGGAAGAAGATGGGAGAGAAAAAGAATCCAAGCGACCCCGTTTCATTTTATCAAAGACAGTTCAAGCCAACTGTGATGTCGCACGGTTGGCATAACCCTGGAGGGGCCGTCATTTGCACCCCATCCAATGCACAAAATAGCATGGTGTACAATGCAGGTACTGGAATTTATGAACCTGGAAGCATGTTTTGATACCGGTGAGACAATCTTAGAGGATTTGAATATTTCCGTTTTTTTCCTCCACCAAACTCAACCGAGTATCGTGCATTCACTTGAACGTTTTACAAATTAAAAAAAATGCATTTTTTCAGAAACCAAGTAATGGTTGTTTTGGTTTGTCTCGAATGAAACAATTCTGGAGGTATAATAGAACCACTCCAACCGTCATGATCCAAATCAACTGCATCTGAAAGGTCATTCGTTCTTCCAGACAAGTGGTGAGATGTTCATTTAAATCTCTGTTGTAATTCATCTGTTTCTCCAAGGTGGAATGGGAATCAGATAACAACCTTGAACATTTTTCGAATAGTTCGGATTGAGCTTGAGCGGTTTTACTCAATACCTCTCCCGATTCAAGCGCCGTTTTTGCCTGGAGATACACGACATCCGCTTCCCTACTTTTTCGGTAGAATTCGTTCATGGCTCGTTCTCGTTCAAGAGCTCGAGTTGCGTCTTCTGATGCGGTCCTCTCGTCGTCCACTTCCATGTCATGCGCTAGCTTTAATCTGTACCGTTCGTCCTTTTCTGCTTCAAATGCCTCGATCTGTTGCTTCGTGGGGTAGGTATTCCAAAACCACCCTTGGATCGTGGTTGGTGGTCTCAATTCCGGATGCATCTCCAAGTAATGCTTCCATATCACTTGAGATTTACCTGCAGATACAAGCGCGCAAAGTGAGAGTAAGAGGAACATTGCGCAATCTTTACAGTGCGATCATAAAATAAAGTATTTCAATTTTATAAAATTGAACGTGAAAATGCTCTATTGCATGGGTATGAACCATGATTCGCCGCACCGTCCACGAAACCCCGCCACCACCGCCCCCGCTCCTACGTGAAGCGTACGATGATACTGGAATCCGGAAGAACCAAATGATACGTTTTCAGCACGCCATCTCCTATTTGCCTTCTCAAGCTGCGAATATTGCCCGAGTTGTACAACACGGTAAACGGTTGAAACGTACATTCCAGCTCCTTCTTCTACGAAAACATTTGCCGATGGATGTGCTTCAATACCTTTACGAATATGCTTACGATTGGTTGGATGCCTATTGTGTACCTCGTTTACCCCCTCGAATCTTCTCCAGAACCATCCACTACCTCATTCGTTCGGAACGTGTGGTGAATATCCCTCTCGCATTGGAGATTGGAAAACAATTCGATATACGTAACGTCAATCTTCAGACGATTCGCGAGTTTCGTGAGGCATTGTGGCCATGTATGTCTCCAAGCAATTGGTCTCAATTGCTTGGAAATGCTACCCCTGAAATATGGTATTTGCAAGGAACTTACGCTACGCAGTGGCTATATTAAAATTGAAGTCGAATAAATCCATTTTTTAGGATATAGAAATGGAGTGCATCGTGTGTATGGAGTATGGAGACTACGTCGTTCAATGCGGTTCTACGGTGAAGCATGTGATGTGTCAATCGTGCGCGATAACGTGGCGTGCCAAAACATCTCCCATGATATGTCCGGTATGTCGAGGTGTGGAAAAGCGTACGTATACGGATTCTCGATCCGAATGGTTGACGCGAGGACCGATTCGAATTCGTTCAAAATGGTGTGAAAGTGGACTTCGACAACAAAATTTGTGTTTTACTCAAAATAAGACGTTGCGGGAGTGTTCTATGGCTGGATGTGAGAAGCGAGTGTGTCGCGCTTGTGCAATGTGTGATTCGCATTCGGATTTTTGAACTGGAACATTTTTTTTTCAAAAAAAAGATGACCTCATCAATCCAACATATCGTAGTGCAGTTGTTTCAAACTGGACACGACGGCTCTCTGGAGTTCTTCGCGAGGACAACGACCCATGGTGGACCAGTATCCGGAAGCGAAATCAAAGAGAGGGGTTGATTTCATCCGAGCCTTCTCGAAGAAGGCCTTGACAATGTCGGGACAACCCGACCATTTCGCGACGTCTTCCAGGGACTTCAAATTCCCCATATGGGGTAACTTGTCATCCACAATCAACACCTCGTAATCGCAGTACATATTCAGTATGCCTACAATGTTTCGCACGTTCCTTAGGGCAGATTCGTCTGTCGTGTGGATTGTATTCAACAAGGCTTGTTCGAGACGGTCTGGTAAGACGATGGTCGGAAACTGTTCAATGAGGGGGAGGTATTCGAGGATTCCGTTTCCGGGTCTATCATTGTACAGTCGTTCGCAAAGGACTTCCGAATGTATCGCCAGACCAAACTTTTTTCGGTACGCAAATTCAAAGTAATCGCGGTAGATTTTTCGAGCCAATCCATCCAAGTGTTGGTCTACTTGAACGTCGAAATCAATGGTGAAATTGGTTTCGTCCGTATGGTAGAGTGTCACGTTGTGCGTCAGAACGGCGCGCATTTCAGGACTGCTCTTGAAATTGACCGATTGGTCATCTCCCTGTCGATAAATTTGGGATATGTGTTCCCGATTTCGTTCCATCCATTCTGCGGAGGAAACTTGGGTCGGTGCGTGCACATACACGGTGTTCTTGTCTTGCAACTGGAGGTCCAACTGTTCTTCTTGGATAAAGGTGCATCCATAGACGGCGTGTAGGGTTTCACCTACCGCTTTCATAAAGAGCTCGAACCGGTCACCACAGATGACCACGATCAAACGTGGTCCGAAAATTTGGGCCAGAAGAAGAATACAGGCGATGTCATCGACGTCTCCATCTTTCGTTTTACCCAAAACAGCGGGATCCGAAAATAAAATTGTCGACATCTTTTTTGTGTTGCCTATTTTTGAGGAATTAGTTCAATTTTATTCGGTGATACGTGAACACATAGAACTTGGCTATGAAAAATTGAAGTGTATAAATAATCTATATCAAACATAAAATGGATACCCTTATTCGGCATATGAAAACGAAACTCGAAACACAAGACGTCTTGTATCTACCTATCCATACGATAGACTCAGTGAATTGTTCGGTTTCAATCTCCGTACATACATTTCACGAAAAGGTCTACCGTCTCCATATAAACACGAAGAAAGACTGTATCGTTCAATTTGACGATAGGTGTTCTAATTATCATTATTACTCCGCCTGTGTGGATATGGATAATCTCAAGTCCATTTTAGACACGCTCAAGTACAATGCTCTCGAGGGGAAGTTTCAGTTACAACCTGATCCCGACTGGAGACTTCTTGAAAGTGAATCCGTTAAACTCCGATACGAAAAATGTTGTCTATGTCTCGAGAATATAGATATCAAAACAAACTGTGAACACGCACTATGTATACCTTGCTATGACAAAATCCCCTTGGTAAAAAAACAAAATTATACTGCGTGTCCAATTTGCAGAAAGAAGTGTTTCTACTGAATTACTTTGTCCGGAATCCATTTTTTGAACGGTTCATGCCAGATACATTCCATTCGAAGTTCATGCACTGTTTCAAAAAGTGTATTCATAAAAGCACTGCGTTTATAGGTGTCTATATACGCAATGGATTGCAGTACCGAATTGGTGTACAGTTCATAGATGTCACTCTTGGACGTGGATTTCACGGTAAACACGGCGGTTTTGATTTGTTCCAAGTAATGGTAAGTGGCAGAAGGATGGATGATTTTCACACTATATTGTTTGTAAATGGGGTCAAATCCTTGATAGGTGGTTGACATGAGAGGCAACATCAAGAGACAATGTTGGTTGGGTCGAATGCACTCTACAATCAGATCAATAAATAAGTCGACTTTTTGTAAATAGGAATCTGTGACAGATTGTCCTTTGTACAAAAAAAGGTCGTCGAATAAGAAACATTTCGTAGATTCATGAACGATTATCGTTCCATAGATCAACGTGCCTGCAAGAATGGGGTCAAAGAGTATTGGTAAAACCGTCTTTTTTTTCGTGCGTTTCTCGACAAGGATACACTCGGTGGTAAACCATAAATAATATTGTTTACCATAAGGGTGTGAGATAAAGATACAATCCGTGAGTGTAGGCATTTTGTATACGTTTTTTTCTATAGGATGTATCACGGATGGAATGGACATACTTTATTACGTCACGTCTTTTTAAACTGCTTCAGATAGTCTTCCGTATCGGGGGATAAGACTTGTTGAACTTCTTTGTGTTTCTGGGTATTTTGAAGAAGAACGTCGTGAACTTGGGGAATGGTTAAATGAGCCTTTAAATAATTATAGAGGTGATGAAGCATCATCAGGGTTATCGTTGTCACGACTGCGGTATAGAGGATGGTAAACATATACCTCTTGTAGGAATAAAACCGCAAGTTCAAACCAAATGGTTTTTCGAGATTATAAATCCGTCATTCAACCGTCTCGGGTTTGTTTATCGAAACCCTTCAATCCGTGGACCTCATCCTCCTCTACGGGTACGTCGTTTACGTCGTCGTCTTCGTGTCCGAGGCATACCTATGCACTATATTTTATTCTAAAGGGCTTATAGCGATAATAGTCATTCAAATAAATGCATTTGAATGACACGATCCTAGAGGTGATTAAAAAGAACCTAAATGAGGAATGGATGAGCGATTCGTACAACTGGACCTCGGATTTTGTCAATCTCTATTGTTCAAATTGGTTTTATACAGCCGAGGATTGCTTTTATGCCATTCATAACGACGCGATGGCCTATTCCAGTATGCTCTATTTCACCTCGTATCACGGGCACGATTATATCTCTACACTAGACATGTTTAATGCATACATCTATTTGTATGCAGTATACGTGATCGAAGAACATCCCGAGATACGGGACCACATTCGTAATTTAAAAATCAAACAAATGCCAGCGCAAACTAACCACGCGACGTATAACTTAAATACCCTCGATACAGTAAACTCAAAAGTAGGGTAATTCCTATCAATAGACCCAGTTGCCTATATTTTTCTTTGTGAATCAATTCGATGCTCAACACGACAATAATGCCCAACTTGATCCAGAACAAAAGCTTTTGTTGGTTGTATTGGACAATATGGTCTTCTAACATTCGTTTCGACGTGATGTCAAGGTCGTCCATGGAAGTGAACGTTTTCAGATTGGCTTCCACTTTTTTTAATTTTTGAATATCGATATCGCCCATATCCACACTACGTTCAAATCGTTGCGTTTTCTCCTTGACTTCCTTTTGGAGTGTTCCAATTTGTTTCGTGATTCCGTTCAACAGAGACAATTGGTGATCATAGTCATTGGGAACACCTGCTTTATAGCCTGGATACGCTTGAACCACCTTGTCTAGTTGAACCATGTATTTTTTGTGCAACCGCATTTTACGATCAAAATAGGGATTGGGCTCTTGCACCGTCAAGCTTTTGATTTTACGTTGTACTGCATTGTACATCTTCTCCATATAGTACGTGTTCAAAAAAACGATTTGAGTTCTAATGTTTTATCAGTAGACGCGTGTATCGGCCGTGCAAGTGGTACTACCAATGTACTTGCATCTTGAATATACTTCAAGTACCCTTTGGCTTCACTGAAGACCCTTGGAATGCAATAATTTAAAACATACTCATTCAATTCGCGAATCTGGTCTGCAATGTGGTCGGGGCGATTCGCCGAGTGTTCTAAAAACAAGGCTCGCATAATCATCTTTAAATCGGTAATGGATTGTTGGGAGATGATATATTTGCCGCTAGATTGTTGATAAACTCCTGCCCGAATTCCATTCTGCAGGATTTGCTGATTTTCAATCGAAAAAAACGCCCGAGACAATGGAGTGTCTGACCAATTGCCGGTCATGGCATCGTTGTAACTCGAGGTGTAGATGGGTTTTTCCTGAAGAGTCAAAGGGTTTGGAGGTTGAAGTATATTGATGCGACCATTGGCAATCATATACTCTTGACAGATAAAAAATTTCATTTGCGTTTACGTGTCCCGCCTATACGCAAGACGCGATCGATTTGTCCGCCATAGGAGTTGAGTGGATAGTAGACGGCATTGTGTTGAAACGGCCAATTCATGTATGTCCACGGACTTCCTCCTCTTTTACGTTTGGTCCTGCGTTTCATATACTCAACCGCTAAAAAAATCGGGTGATTAACCCTAGTCCACGTCCTCCAGGTTATAGTCGTCGTCGACGTACTGGTGGCTTGGGATATCAAGGCAGCTCTGCCAAATTAGTTCGCGTTCTGGTTTAGGCCACATATTGATCCACTGTACGAGTGTCACATTGGGCACGTGAAACCCGAATACCTTCTTGAGGTATTGTCGTTGATCCTTGGGAAGTCACTTTTATATCTCCATATTCCTCAAAACGGTTCAATTTTAAAATTGAAATGAATGTTACATAAACGTATTGTAAGAGCAAAATGGATACAGCCATCACACCAGACACGTATACTCCAGGCATTAATGACAATGGTGCCTACGTCGACGACATCCCTGTGATTCGACACGGTATCTATTGTTCGTGTGGGTCGAGAGACAAGGTGTATCCCAATAGAGCAAGTTTTACTGCCCATACGAAAACGAAACATCACCAGCAATGGTTGGAAACGTTGAATCGAAACAGGGCAAATCACTACGTGGAAAGTTTACGGTACAAAGAACTGGCCGAGTCACAACAAAAGATTCTTATCGGTTTAGAAAACCAACTGGTCGTTAAATCGACCCAATTGGAAAGTCTAGAAAAACAAGTGGCAACTCTCAAAGTTCAGCTTGTGTCATTTATATCCAATATTCAAGTGGATTAAGGATCTGTATTTTTTTATCCAGATACCGTTTAAAATATAGAGAGACATTAATGGAGTTGGGTCAATTTCAAACCACAGCGCTTGCCATTGCTCTAGTTATTCTGGTGATTTCGTTGATTGCAATTGGGATTAGCTTGAGTAAAACGAGCGGGATCTACCCTCCCACCATTGATGCGTGTCCTGATTATTGGTCTACGTCAAACTATTTAAGTGCCGATGTATCGAAATGCAACAAGACTGAATTTGGATGTTGTTCAGACTATGCTACCCCGAAAGAAGATGCCGATGGGTCCAATTGTCCCGTGAAATGTTACAATACACATCAATTAGGAAAGGTTTCCTCAACGTGTACGTCCATCCCCACCGAAATGAATTTTAGTGATGACGTGTATACCGGAAGCGCTGGGTTGTGTAACAAACAAAAATGGGCGAGCCAATGTGGAATTACGTGGGATGGCGTTACGGATGTAGCCAACGCCTGCTAAATAATAATAATAAGGATACATATGTGTGTTCCCGTGTTTTTAGCCATCCTATTGATAGCCCTATGGTTCCAACTCAAGGTAGAGGGATTTACACCCTTATGGGCGACGGAAGACAAGAAGGATTACAGCGGAAATGATATTGGTTCATCCCTCACGAACATTTCATTAGGCGATTGCAAAAAGAAATGTATTAGCGACAATACTTGTAAAGGCATTGTTACGGATTTTACAGGAGATGGATCCGGAAACTGTTGGATGAAAAACGCGTGGGGAGACAGTACAGACAATGATGCTAGATTTACGTATAAATTGACACGTCATTAAATCGTGTATTGAGAAAGTTCTCCAAAATTTTCCAATCGATCCTGTTGGATACCTTGGAATAAAATGATGCCCAATGCAAGAAAGAACAAGATAAAGGGAAACAAGACAATGATCCAACTGATGCCCTTGTTCACTTTACAAATGAGGTTGAGAAGCCAAGTCCAAAAGAGAATGTAGAGGGCTTGGATGAGAAGTAAAAGGACAGGATTGGAGTGTCGACACGAATAACTTCCTAAAGTAAACCGTCCACGTTCTCCCACATTTTGAAGTAAAATGAGAATGTACGAAATGGTGGCAATCACAAAATAAAATTTGGCAGGGTCGCACAACTTGTCGTATAGTTTCATAAAGAAGCTACATATTTTATTTTAAAGGTTGGATTCTCCAATTTGGATTGACGCCCGGATACGCGCCGGATAAAGTTGCATTGGTACTCATAAAGGTGTTTTGTATACTATTCAGTAGGTCCGAAACGGGTCCAGGCAATAAGGTAAACCGAGGGTCACCAAATCCGCCTCGAATGGTTCGACGTTTACGTCTACGTTTTCGCGTATATTTCATACTAAAGTGGGTATATTATATTTAACGCAATCGATAATGATTGGAATGAACTTGGATGGGGGGCTTGACTGCATCGGGGCGAAGCATCGTAACTTCAATCGTAAAACTGAAATTGGTGTTTCCGAAATCGACCGGTCTTCCATCGTGATATCGAAATTTGACTTTTAATTTTTGGATACGCTCGAGTGGAGGATCACTAAAAAATATATTCGACAAGAAAGATTCTTTACTGACATATTGCTTTTGGTTTGCAAGGGCCAAGGTTGGAATTTTCGCAAAGGATGCGTTGTGATTCCCGTTTTGTTTTGCATTGAACATGCTATTGCTGCGTTCCGTATAAGGGGATAATTCGTCCATACTGTTATAATAATCGAGCTCCATATAGAGATAACTGTCGCCAAATACACTGGCAGTAAAAGGAGCTTCGACGGTATACATTCCGAGTATAGAAAGTCCATCTCCGTAAGAGTGGTAGTCTTTTTGGGTAGAGACGTAGTCTTGTTTGCAAAATCCTAAATAACTGCCCAAACCCCATTGCGTGTATTGCGAATACATGGTATTTCCTGAAATGGTAAACAATAACGTGAAGGTATTTGGATGTAAAAAAGTAAATTTCATACTGGTGCTACTGTAATACACTTGAAAGAGATTTGGGGCTATTTGAGAAAATGCATTGTTCAATTGTGCAGTTAATTCATAGGCCAATTGAATGGGTGCATAGGTTCCTTCTGAAATGGTCACCACCTGTTGTTCTCCCTCCAATTGGACCGTAAGAGAAATGTTTTGGTTTTTTGAAGTAAACACATAATAAGAGGCGGGGATTTCAATGTCGGATAACCGTAGACTAACCACATTTTTATATTCGACTGGAATGTCAATGTCAAACACGGTTGAAGATGGCCATTTTGTAATGTCACGATCTTCAGAATGAACCGAAAGCATTTTTTTATTCACAACAAATTGCATTACTCTAGTTGTTATTTTTTTTTAGTTCATACAATGTATGGATAACATTGTATGGAACATTGCGGGTGGCATAGGGATATCGGGTCTACTCGTTGCACTTTTCAACATACGTCAAGCTCTTTTATTGGGATTGGGGATAGGTTGGCTCTCCCTTTTCTCCATCTTGGTCTTGTCTTTCCCTCCCTTGCAAGAGACGACGCTATGGGCGTTTATAGTAAAGGTATTGTCCGCCTTGGGAAATATTCTTTTTTTGCTCGCATTGATGGGCTTTTACATCCTTTATTGTGTATATGAAAACAGAGAGTACATTGCCGATGGAGATATGCCAGACACGTGGTATTTATTTTCGTATTTTGTGGTAAGTACCTTTGGATTGAATCTGATGGCCATCGTCACGTATGCCAAAGAGAAAAGTCCTGGCTATAAAGCCCTTTCCTTGTTATTGACCACTTTTACGATTGGATTTGTCTTGATTGAAACCATCATTTGTTCTTATTTCCGAACCGACGGGTTTTTAGTCTAATCTATACACTTGTAGACAATACCATAAGAGGTTTCATTTTCCCATATCCCCGAAATTTTCAAAATGGACCTGGGTGTACGTGCAATTTGTTTTTCCACGCTATAGATGGGTGTTTTAGAAGAAGTGTACAATTGTAAAACGTCTCTTTCGATGGCACAAATGTCTTTGATAGATTCATTCCGAATATAAATAAAAAGTCCATTGAAAGTCACCTTGTCGGTAGAGTACATCATTCGAACAAACACTCCATCCACCATGGTATTCTTTACAGCGGGTAAGAATAGGATATATTGTCGATTATATTGGGTTAGCGTAATCGCCAACATCATAAGGGTGTTGGCTAGTACTATTTATATTCATTCATCAATCTAAAAAAATATCGCGGAATCAGGCCAACAATCGTTCTGCCGCGGCCATGGCCTTCGTGAATTCTTCTTGGTAGGCGTTGCATTTTTTCGCGGCCCGGGTAAACTTTTCTTGATAGCCGGCGGCTATTTCGTTCACCCGGACCTTCAGTTTATCGGCTTCGACTTTGTCAAGACTTCCGATGGCCGCGAATATCGCGGCTTCTTCTGCACTTGTCTTTGCCAATTCCGCGTTAAAGGTGGCACGGGTTGACCGTAGTTCAGCGCTCTTTTGTTCGGCGTCGTTCTTGCAAGATTCAGCGACTTTGGCGGTTTCGACCGCGTAGTCTTCCAGGACCGTTTTCGCCTCGGCGATTTCGTCCTCGTTGGATTCAGGGTCGCAGAGGACATTGAACGCGTGGGCGAGTTTGGCTACTTGCATACGTTTGTCGAAATATTTATCACGCTTTATCAATGCGTGTCGGTACTTGATGTCGCTTATGTCCAAATTGAACCATGCGTCTTCTGCCTCATCACCAACCATCTTCTCCAGAGCTTCAATGTAACCTTGGGCGGTCATTTGTAAATCCTTTCTTTGCAATAACTCACTCGAATAGTTTCAATTTTATAGAAAAAAAGAGAATCTAATAGTGCGGGTAAGAATAGGATTCATCAATCTAAAAAATGTCGCGGAATTAGGCATTCAAGAAGCGTTCTGCCGCGGCCATGGCCTTCGTGAATTCTTCTTGGTAGGCCTTGCATTTTTGCACGACATGGGTAAACTTTTCGTGATAGCCTGCGGCTATTTCGTTCACCCGGACCTTCCGTTTCTCGGCTTCGACTTTGTCAAGACTTCCGATGGCCGCGAATATCGCGGCTTCTTCTGCACTTGTCTTTGTCGATTCCGCGTTGGCGATGGCGGTTCGCAACCGGTATTCGTCATACGTTGACCGGATTTCAGCGAGCTTAATGCGGTCGGCATCGTTCTTGCAATGTTCAGCGACTTTGGCGGTTTCGGCCGCGTAGTCTTCCAGGACCGTTTTCGCCTCGGCGATTTCGTCCTCGTTGGATTTAGGGAAGCAGAGGACATTGACCGCATTGACGAGTTCGGCTCCTCGCTGACATTGGATGACACATTCTTTACATTTTTTCAATGCATCTTGGTAATCGATATTGCTGTACTCTAACGTGTCCAGTGCCTGTTGTACCTCTAATGCGAGGTCGGCCTCAAGCGCGTTGTTAAGTGCGCAAATCATTCCTTCCAGAGCCTTAAGGTAAGCTTGTGTTGACATTTGTAAATCCTTTCTATGTAATAAACACATCGAATCGTTTCAATTTTAGAAAAAAATAGACTCTCTAATAGTGCATGTAGGCCATTCTGTCGAGTAACACGTCGTGAGACTCGAACTGGCGATACCGTTCGTTGCAAGAGGCTTCAAAATCCGTTTCAGAGGTCAAAGCAATGTTGTGGTCTGCCATTCTCACGAAATCGTGATAAGTAGCGACATTCCACACGCGCTTAGCCCATTTATCAAATTCAGGTTCGTACCCAGGCTTGAGGGAATATGCGTTGACGGCGTCTTCAACCGCTTTCATAAGTGCGGCATCCGCTCGAGAGGTTTTGTCGATGACCTTGGTGAGAAAATCACTCATGGTCGATGTTGTACTCTCAAATTGTGTAAACATTTCAATTTTGTAGGTTCAAAAAAGGGAAGGTGTTACACTAAAATTTCAAGATCTTCCAATTTCCAATATTCAATGGTACCATTGGGAATAGGTCGTTTGATGATAAACGGGAGCTTTTTCTGGTGCAGTTCTTCCTTGGCGATTAAATAGCTGTCAATGAGTGTATCCGGAACCTTGATAAAGAGCGAGGCGCCTTGCTCCACTTGTCCAGCACGAACACCGAGTATGCGCGTGTACTCGTATTTCGTCAAAAGGGGGAGGGTTCTATGCCGAGGGTCGTCAATGTTTTGCTTTTCATCACGTAGAATACTGCATAGAGCGAGAACTTCTTCATAGTTGATGTGTTTTTCCTGTGGATGCGTGTCTCCAATAAAGGTAGGAGATTTCAGGATTTTCTCTACTTCCATCTTTTCTGTCGTTTCATCGACGAGTGGGTCTAGACAATATTCTTCGATGGAATCTTCGTCGGGTATGGATTCATTCTCGCTTTCGTCCGTTTCATCGTAGACTTCTTGAATATCTTCTTCGTCGCTCATCTTATGATTATGTAAGAAGATATATTTATATTCAATTTTTATCCGTTTTCCACACCGTATCGCAGATTGGACAGAGATAGGCGTATTTCAAATCCACATTATCGTATCGTATGTATATAATGTCGCGAGCCAATTTATGGTTTTCGCATTCGGGCTTCGGACAAGGCATCCCTTGAATCCTTGGAAGGGTGGGATCCAATTTGGTATATTGATTGACGGCACTTGTATATGGAGCCTGTTTTGAAAAGGACAAGGAGGACACGAGTGTCGTTCCTTCACTGCTTTTGCGTTGAAACCCGCACTTTTTGCACAAATGAATAAGGGACATTTCATCCTCAACATTGCTCAAGTACAACATATTGTCGCATACTTCGCAGAACTCCATGGTATACTTTATGAAAGATTTAATTCTTCATATCAATTTTTTTACGTTTAACTCTATCTTTTTCTATTGGAAACAGATATCATGACGTTAGAACTCAAAAAATTTGATATGCGTTCGATTCGATTCAAGTCTACTGAAAATTCCGGGCCAGTCGTCGTTCTGATTGGACGGCGTGATACAGGTAAAAGTTACTTGGTACGTGATTTACTTTTCTATCAACAAGACATTCCCATTGGAACGGTGATTTCGGGGACAGAAGCTGGAAACTCTTTTTATAGCGACCACGTCCCTAAACTGTTTATCCACGAAGAGTATAGCAGTGGAATCATTGAGAATATTTTGAAACGTCAACGTCAATGTATGATGCAGGTCAATGAAGAAATGAAAGTGTATAAAAAATGTAACATTGACCCTAGAGCTTTTTGCATCTTAGACGATTGCTTGTACGATGCTGGATGGACCAAGGATAAGTTGATGCGACTGCTTTTTATGAATGGACGCCATTGGAAAATTATGTTGGTCATTACGATGCAATATCCATTAGGTATTCCACCTAATTTACGCACGAACATTGATTACGTCTTCATCTTAAGAGAACCTTACATCAACAATCGAAAACGCATTTATGAAAATTATGCAGGTATGTTTCCAACCTTTGAGTCGTTTTGTCAGGTCATGGATCAGTGTACCGAGAACTATGAGTGTTTAGTCATCAACAACAATTCCAAAAGTAATAAACTGACCGACCAAATCTTTTGGTACAAGGCGGAACCCCACGCCAATTTTAAATTGGGGTCAAAGGAATTCTGGGAACTTTCCAAGAATATGCCGGCGGAAGACAAGGACAAATACGATCCCAAGGCGACCAAGAAAAATGTCCAACAAATTCAAGTAAAAAAGACGAGATGGTAAAATATTGTATCTCGAAAGGATATGAGTAACCCTATTGGGAATGTGAAAGGGTTTACGATGGACATGGTTAAAAATATGTTGTATGTCCTTGGATTGGGCTATATGGGAGGGTCCATCTCTTCCATGAGCAAATCTGGAAACGAATTATTTCCCTATGACTTGTCAAAACCTCCTTACAAAGGACCTCTTTCGATAGGAGATGAAGAAGGACTGTTGGAATATCTGTGGCCTATGAAATCGGTAGGATTTCCCTATGCAACCATGAATCAACTGGGAGAAAGTAATGGATCACAATACTTGAAATGGTTACTAGAGACGTGTGCTTACTCCTTTGCAGCATTCCGATATGCGTGTTCGACTTCTGCAAAAAGTGGCGAACGTATCTCCAAAGCGTGGGGAGGTGACCTTTTTCGTTTCTATGTCATGCCTTATATTTTCATTCACATCATGCCGGCGGTACCCCTTCTTATGCTGATAGTAACCTTTTTCTCTTCTTTATTTGCCGCAAATAGATATGGTATGATGTATGTGATGTCCCCATTGACTGGGTGGGGGTATGGATTGAGCTTATGTGGCAAAAGCATTTCGTTTGGATGCCTGATGAATATGGTCATGTTAGGGATCGCTGGTTTGATGCTTCCCCTCATTCATGTTCCTTGGTGGTTTGTCGTGACCCTTGCATTGACCTTATATTCCTATGTCATTTTGTTATTGTCTCCCTTTTTATGGACGAATGGGTTGTCAAAAACGTTTCAAGAAATCAATCAGTTTAAACGAAGTCTTGTCATTTTGTTCATGTATTTTACCTTAAAATCCGCACATCAATTTCTGACGACACAGGTGTCCAGTGGGTTGCTCATAGGGGCGTTGTATGTATTGTATTTGTTATTTAGCGGGAAGATGTGTTGATGTAAGAGCCGTTCCATAACAATTGGCGACCAATTGAGAGGGGGATTCTATGTATTCTATACGAAAACCACTGAGACGTTCCACACCTTTTTCATTCATTACTTCCAAGAGTTTGTTCATCGCATCCTGTTTGAGTTCTTCGTAAATCGTTAATTCAAACCCACTTTTTCCAAAATGATTCATTAAATGAGTCCCAAAGGTACGGACCATATTGACTCCCTTGATGGAAGTAGCCATCAGGATGCCACACGATTTGTATGCAGGCGATAGATTGGGATCCGTTGAAATCCGACCATCTTTAAAATAATTCACTTGAGTCGTTCCTCCTCGCTTGCGGGTTTTTGGCATAAGTATATACTCTAATAAAATTGAATCGATTCAATGATTCAATGGAATCAAACGAATCTTTTCGAAATGTTCGCACTCAATCCCGAAGCACCGTCTTTTGTACCAGCTCACCTACAAGCTCCCCAAGTATGCGAATACAATGAAGTAGAGTACGAGGAGACTAAAGAAGACGACGGAAACGATAGCGTAGAATACGATAGCGTAGAATACGATGACGAAGAAGACGATGACGAAGAAGACGATGACGAAGAAGACTGTTACGTCGACTATGATGGCCAATTGGCGCTCATGGACAACGTCGGCGAATGGTTTCGGATTGGAGGCGTTGAAGGTAGATATAGATACTATCACGTCTTTGGGGATGAAATTGACAATAACAAAGGTCATTTCTACCCACGACCTATCCGACGGTCGCTCAAATGGGTGCTCAAATGGATGAACTCTCGTTAGAGTGCACACCTTTTTTTTACAATGATCTAATGGTTCGTTAAAAATTGAAACGGTTTAATATAATAAAGTATGTACAGGTGAATTTGACCATGCCGAAATACATCGAAGAGTATCTCTACCGAAAGCGAGAGTGTGTCTACAGCGAAGAATGTTGCGACAAAGCAAAAGCAAGTTGTGAAGAAGCAAAGAAGTTATTCAATGCCTTGCCTCCCAACTCGGCGGAGCGTCGCTCTGCACAAGACGTGTATATCTCTCTCCGGAAAGACTATCGAGTTGCCCTCGAAGACTACATGGATGCAGTTCGGTACGCCAAACAAGCCAAAACTGAAGCAGCAATTGCCAGGGTCGTCGCCCGTACTAGTTATGATAAATGGTCTCTACAATTCGCATTTGCGTCAATTGACACAGACCAACATAAAGCTTTCAAAGCCAATCTAGTCAAGGAGGCCATCGCAGAAATTACCGCAGAGTATGACTGCTACGACGCCCGCGGCTGCGACTAGAGGTTCAACGCCTTTTTTAGTTCACTACAATGGCATAATGCGCTTTAGGAGTGACTCTTTTTTTTGTAGGTTTAAAGTATGTGGATTCTACTACCGATTCTGCTGATTTTGTTGGACGCTCTTTACATTGGTATTCAAATGACGACATTCCAATCGATTTATTTGAACATTCAGAAAACGCCTTTACAGATTCGGCACGCGAGTGCAGCCTTATGTTATGTATTTTTAACGACGTTGCTCTACTATTTCATTCTCAAACCGAACCGTCCTATTCGTGACGCCTTTCTTCTCGGTGTATGTGTCTATGGCGTCTACGATACCACTACGTATGCGTTGTTAAAGGACTATCCCCTCCAATCGGCCGTCATGGATACGATTTGGGGAGGAATATTGTTTGCCCTCACCATTTATCTTTATCGTTTGTTCTTTCCAAAATAAATAGGTTGTTGTTTCAATGTTGGTCTCGGTGTGTACCATTACCTTCAATCGTAGACCGTTTATTCAAAATATGATTCGTTGTTTTCAGAACCAAGATTATCAAGGAGACATGGAATGGATTATTCTAGACGATGGAACGGACCCCATTGGAGATTTGGTTTCGAACATTCCTTGTGTAAACTACGTACGATTAGAGACGAAACATACGATTGGTCAAAAACGAAATAGGACCCATGCTTTAGCCAAGGGAGATATTCTGGTCTATATGGATGACGATGATTATTATCCTCCTACCCGCATTTCACACGCCGTGGATACCTTATTGAAAAGTGAAGCATTGTGTGCAGGTTCCAGTAGAATTCACGTGTACTTTGACCATATCCATCAAATCGTTGAATTTGGTCCGTATGCCCCGAATCACGCCACTGCAGGGACGTTTGCCTTGAAACGATCGTTGTTAACACATACTTCCTACGATGAATCTGCGACAATGGGTGAAGAAAAGCATTTTTTGAAAAATTATACCATACCCATGGTTCAGTTAGACCCTATGAAAACCATCTTGGTGGTCTCTCATAAACACAATACCTTTGACAAAAAACAGTTGTTGAAACCAAGCAGTATGGTTCGTGGAACCAAACTACACTTGAATGACTTTATTCAAGACGAAACGTGTTTAGCATTCTTCAAACAGATATAAAATTGATTCAGAACATTTCGTCTTTGGGTTCTATATATACAATGATTGTTTCCGTAGAAGGAAATATTGGTTCTGGAAAATCGACCGTCTTGAAAGCAATGCGCGAGCGTTATCCCGATATCGGCGTACCCATCGTGTATGTAGATGAACCGGTAAGTCAATGGGAACAAATCAAGAGTAAAGAAGGCAAAAATATGATAGAGCTCTTCTACGCAAATCCGTCAAAATATGCCTTTTCCTTCCAAATGATGGCCTACATTTCACGTTTCACCATGATTCGGGCGGCAGTTCAAGCGAATCCGAATTCGATCATTCTTACGGAACGATGTTTGCTAACCGATTACAACATTTTCGCAAGTATGTTACATGAACAAGGACAAATGTTGGACGAAGAGTTTACGATTTATAAAACGTGGTTTCACACCTTCCAACAAGAAATTCCGGTAGATTCCATTGTCTATATTCGATGCAGGCCTACCACCGCATTTACCCGTTGCAAAAAACGAGCACGTGTGGGGGAAGAAATTCCACTTGAGTATTTAACCCAATGTCACGAAAAGCACGAGACTTGGATGAATGGATACCCATCCAAACTGGTGATTGAAAACGACGAGACTACACTCGAAGAGGTATTGGCCTCTATCCTCGAATTTATTAGGTAAATGTCTACACTTTTTTACGCATCTTAGTCATGAAGACACGTAAAAGAACTCCATCCGAATTGGCCACACGTATGTTTAAGCGTCGTATTCGTTTCGATGACCGTACGGACCATTGGTTGGCCAACCCAACCACGCATCAAAATAAAAAAGATGACCTATGTAACAACAACCAATGTGTGAA